TTACCGGGATTTAAGATTCCTATTCCATTTGAGATAGGAATTATATTTAAGGTTATTCCAGAAAGAATAATGAGGGCCTTGAGCGGAGAGACTGACAGCAGGCAGGCCGCCAATGCAATAATGAGAGGCATTACTAGCTCATTAAAGATGAATCCCTTCGAGGCTCAGGCTACCAAGCCAATCCTAGAGGTTATTGCCAACCATTCTTTCTTTACTGGCCAGCCAATTGTGCCAATCTACTTGGAGGACAGACTTCCGGAGTTCCAGCGCTTTGATGGAAGCAATGCTCTTGCCGTTTCCATATCTGAAAACTTTGGTGGTTCTCCGATTGAGATAGAGCACATCCTTAAGGGCTATACCGGAACTGTTGGTACTTGGATGTTGTTTGTAATGGACGACATGATTAGAAACATGACCAACATGCCTGCCAGACCTTCTTTTAGGGCAGACCAGTGGCCCATGCTCAAGAGGTTCCTTCAGACCGACCTTGGCTCAGAGGGTCAGTTGAGCAATTTTTACGACCTAAGGTCAGAGGTAAGAAAGTTTTCTAACTCATTTAGGGATGCCCTTGAAGTAGGTAACGTAGAAAAGGCACGCGAAATTTACGAAAGATACCCTGCACTGGAGGGAATAAAGAAAGAGCTTCAGAAAATGGACAATGAGCTTTCCCAGTTAAGAAATTACAAATCTAATGTTTTCCTGAGTCGAATGGACGAAGACGAAAAGCTTAAAATTATTAACAATATAGATGCTCGAAGGAAAGTAGTTACTGCAAAAGTAGGTAAGCTTCGAGAGTACATGGATCTCCCGGCTTTCGGTAATTTCTAGTGGCACTTAGATTGAAAAAAGGCGTTTCTTTACGAGGGGTTAAGCCTGAAATTGCCATTGGCTTGCAGATGATAGAGGGATTCTTTGTAAAGAATCTTATTAGGGAAGTTTGGGTCACTTCTTGTGTTGACGGTAAGCACAAAAGAGGGTCTCTTCACTATGTAGGGTACGCAGTGGACCTGAGGGTATGGGCCATTAAGGAAAAAGATAGAGAGAGTTTTACTGAAAGGCTTTCGGATTATCTAGGTGATGAGTTCGATTGCTTATTTGAACTTGACCACATTCATGTGGAATTTCAACCAAAGGAAAAGCTAAATGATTGATTGGATTACTGGAAATTTTGATGGTGTTATTCAAATTATTACGCAGGTTGTCGGAATATTCGCCATCGTTGCTGTGTGGACTCCGAACTCTGCAGACAACAAGGTTGCAGACCTTTTGCTTGAAGCCGTCAACTTTCTTGGCGCAAACATTGGCAAAGCCAAAAACTCTCCGGATGCGTAATGTCAGCTTGGTTGACGTTTGGAATAGTTTTGGTGGTGATCTTTCTTGTCACCATCAAAATTTCCGGTAAAACGGCTAAGGAATTAGGAAGAGTCGATGAAAGGCGTAGGTCGCTCGAAAGGGATATCAAAAGGGTTGATACCGCCTTTGAAAAACTATCGGAACCTCTTCCTGATAGGCCCACTCTTGCTCGTCGCTGGTTGTTCCGTATTCGGAAAGCACGGGCACTTGATGAGAGTTCCTCCATGTCCGACTCCGACGATGGCAATGGTCATTGAACTAGAAGAGGGGAGGATACCTGAGAACACTGAAACATTTCTTGCTGAGTTGGAAAGATACTGTTCGGCTATAGATGCTCTTAGAAATTAATAGAGTCCCCATAGCTTACCCCCCCAATCAAAACAACTAAAACAGGAGGGGAAATTGGCTTCAAAGAAAAAGCTTCCTTCATTCGAGCAACTGTCAGAGTCATTCAAAGACTCGACAATACCTAGCAGGATGAGGAACGATTCTGAAATTTCGGAATGGTTGATAGGCATTTTTAAGATGAGAGATCTCGGTGAATTGCATATTAAAAACACTGATATCTCAAGGGAGTTGTCCCTATTCACCGGAATGCCAATAACGGGGGACCACATTTCAAGGGCTTATGGTAGATGGAAAACAAAAGGAAAACTCTAAAAAGCAAGGAAGAGTTACAGGCTCACGCAGATCCTCAGAAGAGGGCGGCAGTAATTAACGCAATTCACGAACTCAAGCCGCCCCCCTCTTACGCAAGAAGCAAAAAGAAGAAAGACATTGGAAAAACCATACTGGTTGTTCCAGACTCTCATGCAAAGGTGGGAGTTCCTAACCACAGGTATGAATGGTTGGGAAGGCTAGCTACAGATATACAGCCGGATCATATCGTTGACATTGGTGACTGGTTCGATATGCACTCAATGAACGGTTATGACAAGCCTGGGTCTAGGTCTTTCCGTGGAGCTTCTTACTGGAATGACATAGAGATTGGGCTTGACGCTAGGCTTCGCTTCAAAGACCAGATAGATACTTACAACCGTGGCCGAAGGAAGGAATACAGGTACGAACCTGAATTAACCTTCTGTGTCGGAAACCACGAACAAAGAATATCTCGGTTCATTGAGGAAGAGCCTAGGTTTGAGGGAGTTATATCACTCGACGATCTCAGATCCGAGGAACTCGGATGGGAGCAAGTTCCATTTCTAGACATAAAGAATATCGAAGGCTGTAATTTCTCCCATTACTTCACATCCGGTGTTATGTCAAGGCCAATATCTGGGATGCATCAGGCTGCCTCGCTTCTTACGAAGCGCTTTGAGACGTGCATTCAAGGACATACCCATACCTATGATCACTCGGTCAAGAGCACGGCCAGCAGGCATATACACGGCCTTGTGGTTGGGTGCTTCTTCGAGCATGAGGAAAGCTGGGCTGGCCCCGCTAACCATATGTGGAGAAGGGGTTTGTGTGTCCTGAGAAACGTAAAGATGGGCGACTTTGACGTGGAGTGGTGGAGCCTTGAAAGAATCAAGTCCTTATACTCGTAGAAAAGATAAAATCAGAAATAGACTTCATCAGATATCTAGATACCTGCAAGACGAATACAAAGTAAAAGTTAGGTTAAGAGTCGAGAAGATGCCAAAATGCTCCAAGGATTGTCTTGGTGAAATATGCTTTGACACCGGAAAACTTCCACCGCTAATCAGAGTTTGCAATGGCATCTCAAAATCAGAAGCGATATCAACACTTCTCCACGAGTTTGCTCACGCTGTTTCACACGTCAGGCATGGGCCATGCTGGGACAGGGATTATCACGGGCACGACAAAAACTTTGCGATTGTTCTCAACGAAATAGAGAACAAATACTTTTACGAGGAGGGGGCTGAAGCCAGCCTTGAATACTAAAGATGAATAAAGATTCTATTCTGCCGAAAGAAATGCCTGCAGAAGAAGCCACTCGATGTCTATACCAAGCAAAGCAATACATGGAAAGTTCTCTCAGTCTTGTCATGAGAGAATCTGTTGCAAATTGTTTAAATGAAATTGTCTACCATCAACTAGTGACCCAAATGGGAGACATATTAAACGGCCTTAAGCTCTGTGCCGAAACGCTAGAGGAAAAATAGAATCTTTCGCCTTCTCTACTCGACAGACCATCCCATTGATTTAAATTTTTCAGAATAGCTAGCGCCCCAGCAGCTACCCCCAACTTCTCCCGGTGCAGTGATGCAGACGCAATCGGGGGTTGCACATGTCCCGTAGCAAACAGAAGACGGGCAATAAGCGCATCTTGCCGATGTTGCGTACCCCAACGCTATAGATATGATAAAAATGGATGAAGCAACTACAATCTTTGAAACTAGTTTCATTGCCTTTTAGTCCTCCCAGTTTTTAAGAATATATTGTTCAACAGCCCTTCTTACTAACTCAGCACCTGTTAGTTGTTTCTTGTCGGCTAATTTCTTTAATTTATCAATGTCGCTCTTCAAGAACAAAACATTGTAGTATTGCGTCTCGCCGTTAAGTGAAAACGGCATGAACCTAGCTCCCGGCATCTTTCTCATCCTCCAGATTGATTCTTCTGTGCAAGAACCAGATTGCCTTTTTTAAATCCTTCCGAAGCGATGCCTTCCTCCCCGCCCTAGATATATACTTGACTGCAGATGCCAAATGATGATCAAGCTTCCAGTCTTCGATTACGCAAATTGGCTCGATCTCTCGGCCCTCAATGTAATGCGGTGGGCTGTAGATGTGTTCGTCCTCATCATCACTCATTATAAAATCTTTCCATCAATTGCTTAAAAAGCTTAAGGGCTTCTGGCTTGCTTCTCAATTCTGTTCTCGAATTGATGTCTAGCATTGCCTTGAGGCGATCAACTGCTGCCGCTTCTGATCCGACATCAAGCCAATTCCAAAAGCTGTGGTTCGTTCTGCACAGCATCGAAAACTTTGCAATGGCTTCGTCTACTTCCTTGGCATCCTTCTGTACTACTGGAAGATCATCCTCCTGTCCAAGCTGCACAAGAACACAGACGTATCGGGTGTTCGGGGATTGGGTCATCAACGACCTGACTCGTTCGTTCTGGTTCCGCCTGTCATGGCCAAGGTTGGGAGTGTCCAGCACATCCTCTGGATTCAACCTGAGGGTCACCTTGTGTCCGCCATTTGCGGTCATGCTTGTGCTCACCAATTGAGCTTCAAACTTTATTGTGATCTCTTCTGATTCCATCTTCTCCAAGACCTCATTGCCCACCTGACTGGGTCAACTCCCCAGCCGACCCAGAAATCCTCCTCATATCCGTGACTGTGACTCTCTGCGTGGTGAAACCTGCACAGTGGAACAGCCATGTCATCTCCAGAGGCTTTTTGCCCGAGCCCTCTCTTGATGCCTGTAACCGAGGGCCTCAGGTGGTGAGCATCCACGCCCGTCCTTTCGCAGATCAGACATGGATGGCTCCTCACCTCAATCAAATATTGATTGTCTTTTTTCAAAGCGCGAAGGGGTCCTCTTCCTCTTCAACCTTGTGAGACGAAGCCTTTCCGTTTGCCTTCGCTCCGTTTGCCTTGAAGCTGTTGTCTTCAAGACAAAGTGAAAAGTACGAATCTCCCGTTGACTCATCCTTCCTCTTCCAAAGAGCCACCGAAATCCAAGTCTCGTTCTCTTCTTTGAATTCGCTGACAAGATTTTTGATGAACATCGCGCATTCGCGATTCTTGTCATCCGCGTTGTTGCCGCTGAATCCGCCGACGCGGATAGACCCTTTGAGGTCTGGGCGACTACCACCAGAATTGGGGTTTACCTGAACATTCCCGTACATTTTTGCCATTTATTTCTCCCTTGTTAAAAGCTGTCTTTTTTCGTCAATCACTTCTTTGATTTTTTCCGTTACCACAGGGTATGAATCTTTTAATTTTTTAAGTTCTTCTTTATTTTCCTCAAAATATTTTTTCAATTCACCCATGCTTTTCATTCCATCGATCCACCCAGCGTGAAGATCGAAGATGCTTTTCTCGTGTTTTTTCAAGGCCACTTTTTCATGCGTATGTTCATCCTGTTCGACATTCTCTCCCTTGCTGAAGTCGTCAGCTTCGTCTTGTCCATAGATTCCGAACTTGTAGGCACCAACCAATTTCAAAACTGCCCTGGCGAGTGCGCGCTTTTCAGCCATCTCGGCCACGTAGTTTGATTTTGAGTTCCCCCCGCTTCCGCAAAGAGCCGAAGCGTAAGTCTCAATCCTAACATCGCCCTTGGTTGCGATTGCCTTCATCACAGCAAAATTCTCCCGAAGTTGCTGAGCTTCAAACTCAACTCGGATGTCATTTAGGTATTGTATTTTTTCGATTCCCGTGCGGCAAATGATGGTTTGCTTCTTGCCTCCCATTTTCAAATCGAAGAGATCTTCTTTTCGCACGAGTTCGTTTTTTTCGATGAGTTCTTCCAAAAAATCGTTTTTGTTTTGCATCTTAGTTTTACTTCCTCCTGTATCCCTTTTCCCTACGTTTCAACCAATCTAAATTTTGAGTGCAGAACGAACTGACTGGACAAAAGCTTTCGCACCGCCTGTATCGGCCGACAACCTCCACGATTTCTGCGTTGTCAGCGTCACTGCCATGAAATGCCGCGGTTGCATCTCGCTTCAACCGAAAGGTATCCAGCAAAATGTCGTCCTCCCAAACTTGCCACTTCTTGCCTCCGGGCCAACGCCCTCCGTGGGAACAATCTGGAAGGTTTTTCTCCGCTTCGCAATGAAGACTCATCCGTTCTCTTACGAATTCCTCGGCCTCTCCATCGTCCCACATTGGCAATTGCAGGGTCACCCCGGGATTGCTGGGGTAGTCCCTCGTTCGCTCTGCTGTGGCCATCGAGAAGTCTCTGATGAATGCGTAAATTTCCAATCCAATCACTTCGGAGTCTGGCTTCTCTCGCTCGACCAGCCATCTGTAGATGTTCAATTGCTGCTCCCACTTTGAAGTGTCGCGAAGCGAATACGCGCCCGTCAGCTTGTAATCCCCGATGATGATTTTTTCTTTTCCGTTTTCATCCTTTAAGACAATCTGCAGATCCATGGCCCCAGAGATTTTCTTGCCCTCAAAAATGGTGAACAGTCTTTCCTCGGCAATCTCTCCAGGGCCAGCGTCCTGAGACAAAAGCTCGTGGAAGATGGTGCTGAGGTATTTCCAGGGTGAAACATACGGATCATCCTCTATTTCTGATGAATGAATCTCAGTCAGTATTTTGATTCGAGGCTCATCCATGAGGGATGTTGCCGTGAAATCAGAATCGCCCGAATCGTAGTGAGGTTTCTGGGCGTATCGGATGAGTGGGCCAGGAGCGTTGTGGTTGTTGATAATCTTTGCCATTTGCCTTCCTCTGATTTTGCACACTACCTAAACGACAGCCTATGTCAACGAATCTTTAGATCTAAAATTTGTTTTGAATTGAATTAACTGTTAAACACGACATATTCCGTTGTTATTGTTACATTTTTACTGATTTTAAATTTGGAATAAAAATGATTCTTTGGACTCAAACAATTTTAGGAGAGCCTGCGAGCAAGGCAAATTCTAGAAGGCTTGTTTCGCTTGGCGGAAAGCCCCGTTTCATCAAAAGCCAGAAGGCTTTGGAGTACTCTCGGGATTTTGCTGCTCAGGTTTTGCCTCCCGAACAGGAAATATGCGAGGACATTTGTGTCAGAATAAAAATTTGGTATCGCACGAGAAGACCCGATCTCGACCCAAGCTTAATCTTTGACCTTCTTCAAAAGGAAAGAGTTATAAAAAATGACAGACAAATCAAGGAGATACACGCATTCCATGGCCTCGACAAGGAGAAACCCAGATCTCAAATCGAAATTTCGACGGTGAGCGCAGACTCTGGATTGCAGTGATCCTGCAAGCCTTCAGGGATTTCTGCAGCGAAAACCACAAGGATGTCGCTGGGGTATTCAAATGGCTTTCAACACCAGATTTCATCCACACCGCCCACATGGCACAGGTCGATGAACACTTGATTCTGGAAACATTCAAAAGGCTTGGCCAATTCAAACCTTCTGTGCGAAAAAAAATGCTTCGAGAGATATCGCGGCAAATTTACGGTGGCCCGTCTCAATGAAAAAACCGGCCAGCCACGAGGGCTGACCGGCAGGAGGAAGGCACCACAAAGGGGCCTATGCTGGTCGGCAAAAACCAGCCTCTGGAAATTATCACATTTAAAAATTTTAGGCAAGCGACTTGACAACCGAAACAAATCGATACTATAGGTACCTCTCGGCGTGGCTTCCTGTCCCTATTAGCTTTCCTGAAGCCTTGAGGATTTGGTTGCTCCGATTTTTTAGGTTTTAAAGAAATAGGTATATTTTTTAGGTACCTACAGGGGGGGGGAATGGCAAGCAGTATTGAGCTTTTGGTGAGAGATGAATTCGGTGGCAAGACGGGGACAAGAAACTTCAACTGTCCATCCTGTTCTCCGGAAAGATCGCCACGGGGCGCACGCAAACGACCACTGACCGTCACGTTTGAGAAGGACGCGGCGGTGTTTTTTTGTCATCACTGTGAGCAGAAGGGTCAGGTCAGACTGGCGGAAAAAAAGAGGACGTTGAAGAGGGTGCCTAACTATTCAAAAGTTGGCGAAAAAACAATTGACAGAATCATGGCAAACCGATCAATCAACTTGCGTAATATGCCAGATTCGGTGATGGATTCGATTTGCCAGAGCGAGGATGTTTTCTTCACAGAACTCGGAGGTAAGTCACCAGCGATTGGCTTCCGTTACCCCGCCGACGACGCGATCAAGTGGCGATCCATGGAGGGCAAAAACTTCACCGCGTCTGGAGCCGCAAGATCTTTGTTTCCAGAGGGCCAAAGCATTGAAAAGGGTCAAACAGTACATTTGGTCGAGGGTGAATTCGATGCGCTTGCCCTCATTTCCTGCGGCATGGTTGCTTTTTCAACCCCGGCTGGCGCGAACATACCCGCCTCCGGGGAGTTGCCAGAATATTTGAAACCTCTAGTCAACGACCTTCGATCAGGAATCATTGAGGTTGTCATTGCTGTTGATTCCGACGAGAGGGGTGTGAAATTTCGAGATAGCTTGGTGGACCACATCGGCAGGGAACGAGTGAGTTTCATCGATTGGTCAGAGTTTGGCGTCAAGGACGCTAATGAGCTTTTGGTCAAATCAGGCAGTGAATCCCTTGCCGATGCAGTTGTTTCGGGAGCGAGACCGGTTCTGTTTGAGGGCATTGTCAGCCCTCGGCAGGTGGCGAGTTCAATTGATCAGATTCGCACTGGAGGATTTCGACAGGGCACTGGGATCGGCATCCCCTCACTCGACAGGTTGATGACCATTTGCTCTGACCAGATTTCAGTTGTCACCGGAGTTCCAGGCTCTGGAAAAAGCGAACTGATCGATGCATTCATGGTCAGGCTTGCTGAGAAGGATGATTGGAAATTCGCAATTTTTTCTGCTGAAAATCCCATCGACATCCATGTCGGCAAGCTGGCAGAAAAATTCATTGGCGCTCCAGTCTTTGAGGGTGAAAACCGGATGTCGCGAGGCCAGATGGCTCGTGCTTCTGCGTGGCTCGACGATCATTTCTTTTTTCTCGATGCGTCTTCCAACAACAGCCTGAAGAGCATTTTGGACAGGACTGCCGTCCTTGTCGAACATCGTCAGGTCAACGGTTTGCTGATTGACCCCTTCAATTACACCGACGTTTCCCTCGACACGGACAGCATCTCGACGATGCTTACAGAACTGCATGCCTTTGCCTTGAAATTTCACATCCACATCTGGATTGTGGCTCATCCGCAAAAAATGTACCGCCAGGAGGGTGGTCGCATGCCCACTCCAACGGGAATGGACATCTCTGGTTCGGCCGCTTGGTTTGCCAAGGCTGATTTCGGTCTGACAGTCGAGAGAACCGATGACGATGAGACCAAGGTGATCGTTTGGAAATGCCGATTCAAATGGCTTGGGGACCTTGGAACCGCCTACCTGAGGTACGATTCCAACTCTGGAAGATTTGAGGAAGGAAGCAGTGCCGAAAAAATCGCGGAAACGATTGAAAATGTGACAGTGAGTGGTGAATCTGATGGCATCAAAAAAGAATCGTTCTCGTTTGATTTTTGAAAAGATAATCAACTGCGGCACTGAGGAATTACGGGAAAAGTTCCAAGTCGATTTTGAAAACATCGATATGAGAGGCGTTTTCAAACGCGCTCGTGTGATGGACCAAACAAAGATCGACAAGTTGTTTCTAGACAAAGAGCTTAGTGCTCCGCAATACGGCGCCGCCGAAGAATACCTGTCTCTGCTCGTTAAGAGCGGAACCTTCCTGCGAAGTCCGGGCTTTGAGTCTGGCCCGGACTCCACAGGAAGGGACAAGGCCAAGTCAATGGCAGCAAGGATCATGGCCGTTTCCGGAGCTAGAAACAAACTCCGGAAAAGTTGCGGCAACGAGGTCTGCTACGTGGTTGACATGGCCATTGGGGGTGATGCAATCATCGACATTTCAATGCTGAGAATCGGACTCGATGCCCTTGCGGAATATTTTGGAACTCGTGGAATGTCCGACCCCAGGGGCTGATGGTGTCAATACAGTCCTCGGTTGACGCCCATCTCGAAAGCCTCCCCTCCGATTCTCGTGCATTCTTTGTGGAATTCATCTGACAAATGGTTGTCAGCATTCTCGTGGGCCAGTTCATGAATAATTAGGTCGAGCATTTTTGAGTCTGGCTGGTCGAACCATTTTCTGCCGAGCGTGTTCAGGTTGAAGTCCAGTGTTCCAATCGAATCGGGCGAATCGTGAATTTCGGATTTCGCGTAACATGCTAAATGGTTCCTGGCCCCGTATGTAATTCTGACATTGCAAGAGAACCCATGCGCTTGCATGGACAACTCTCTAGCGAGACCTGCCGCATGCTTCATCCCGCTATCCCATTCGCTCTCATCGAGCAACCTGACTTGGGGTGCATTGGGGTCGTCGGAATACGGAGATGGCGTTGAGAATTGGCTTTGTCCGGAAGGTTTGGTGGAAGAGAATCTTCTAGAGTTTTCCCACTGCTCCTTGGACAGTGACCTTCCTGCAATGACAGTTGCACCCGCATTGACAGCCCTTGAGTTTGCTTCCTTGTCTGACGGGTCGTATGCCACCCTGTTGCGACCAAACCTTTGGTCAAGGAATGCGTTAAATGCCTCCTTATCCACCTCCCTGGACGAAGAAGCCTCCTGCGCCCAAGTGGCGTTCGCATCCTCGTGTGTAATTTCCCTGAACATTTCGTTTAAAACGATTACCCTGATCTTCCTAAGGAAGGAAGGGGGTACGTTGTCGCGATTCATGTTCATTGGAATTTTCTGACCGATGTCAATGTCGTACTTGTCGCCTGTTTCCACCACGGGTATTCCCATTTCGTATATCCTTGCCTTCCCTCCCCTTGGAACTTCGTAAATCGTTACATCTGCTCTGCGAACAGTTTTCTTCAGAACTCCCTCGAAGTCTGAGACCAATGTAGGCAGTCTGTGAGATGATGAGGACAGTGGTGTTCTTGAGTTCGTTTGAACTCCGTTCACAAAAACTGGAATGTCCGAAATAATGTTCATCAATTCCTGATTCACGATCTCCATCTCGTCTCGCTTCATCCGGATTGTTCCTGTGAATTTTGAACCAGCCTCAGTGCATTCCTTCGACTTGACCCTCTGGCCATCTTCGTTGAAGCAAATGGTTCCCTTGGTAGAGACGATCTTTGCGTCCTTGCACAGTGCCAGAACGAGCTTCTCTCCCAGGTTGAACCGACCCCTTTTGGTGGGATCAGCTTTCTTCTCGCTTTCTGCGAAAAGGGTGTAAGAATGTGAAAGGTCGTTGAATCCATCGGGGTCATCGTCCTCAACTGTAATCTTCACAGATGGCGAGTTGGGAACTGGCTCCATTGTCACATGAACCGAGGTGGCCTCAGTGTCGAGAGCGTTCTGGACCAGTTCAAGGACTAGCTTTGCGTGTTGACCGTCTAGAATTTTGGACAGACCTTCTTTTGAAACATCGAACCATTGGCTTGCCATGCTTCCTCCTATTTTACTGCCAGGAAAAGCATAATTGCTATTCCCGTTACGGCAGATGTTATCGCTGTCAGTGCAGCACCTATCAAGAGCAGGGACTTGAACAGAACCCCTGAGTTGCTAATTGTTTTATCATGATCGAAATCATCGCAATCTGGATTGCTTGCTCCTTTAGTTTCATCCTCGGTTGGGCACTTAGCTCCATCACCAGGGATGACGACTAGGGCTTCGCTAATGTCCAATCCTTTAAATCGCTTTCTTCCGACGAGCCCGTCTCTTCGCAACATTTGTTCTCCTGTTTTTGATTTCATCGATCCCTATGTTGATTGCGTCTCGGAAGATATTCGTCATGGGGGTGCCCATCTGGTCAGCCAGTGAGGCAACCTCATCGTGGATCTCTTCTGATAGTAGGATCTTTACGTGCCAGGACTCGCCATTGTAGATGGGTCTTCGCCCCAGCTTCTTCTTGATTGTTTCCACTTTCTTCTCCATTAAATCATTTCCCATTAGTTAATGCTTTGTTGATTGCGTAATTTAAATTCCTAACAATTGATTCAAATTCTTCAAGCCTTGTCTTCTTCTTTGGTAGCTCCTCATCTTTGGTCCCGATCATAAATGCCTGGGCTCTTTGTGCGGCGTAGAGAATATCTGGGGCCGCACTCAATAATGAAAGAATTTCCATTCTCTCATTATGCCTAAAGTTTTCCCCATTTTCGTTTCTTGATCCTTCAATGCAAGCTATCTTTGATTGTGCTCTTAGGGGAAGCCCGCTTTCTTTCTGTATGTTCCTTGTTACAACCCAGTTGCCTTCCTTGCACCAGTTTCCGTAATCGACGTTTGACTTATATTTCATTCGCTTTCTCTTTCTTCTATGCGTCTGACTCTTTGACGCTTTTCAAGTCCCTGATAAAACAAAGTTCTTCGTATTCTTTGGTGATATAAACTGCTTGTTTCCTTTCTCCGTACTTTACGTAAAACGACTCGATGAACAGATCACAATCTTCTTCTTCTTCAAGGAAGACACGTTCTCCATCCCTCTTGCTTTCCTTTGAGAATGAGAACGGTGACATGTTGACCATGCGAAGGTCATCCAGATCGACCTCAAGCCATTCAGACCAAGGGTCTTTGTGTATTGTGAAACCTCTAATATCAATTGACACGGAGTGTGCCTCCCTTACTCTCCCCCGAGCGAGGGAGGCATGTCGGAAACTTTCCGACCACTCCGAATCACGCGGACCCGTAGCTCAGTTGGTGAGAGCAACTGTCTTATAAGCAGTAGGTCGCGGGTTCAAGCCCCGCCGGGTCCACCACTATCGGCTAACAATATTCCTGAGCCTTTTGAAGGCACGATTCTTTAGCCTGTTTCCATCGCCCATGGTATTCGATTTCCACATAGACTCAAGCTTCTTAACGGTTGCTTTAGACTGGTCCATTTGTTCCGCCTTGTGATCAAGCCAAGCGGTAACTGACTGGTAGGCTCCCCAGATTGTTTCCCCAGCGCCCTGATTGCCGAGGCCAAAGTATCTGTCAAGCTCTTCGATGTCGGCCGCCCTCTTTCCGTGGGTGACCTCCTGCCCATGCTTAGACTCCCGAACAGACTTACCTCGGTGATCATCAAGAAGATTCTCTGAGAATGTTCTGAAGCTTTTTCTATCCATCTTGCAATGAGCCATGGACCGGTAGATTTCAAGAGTCGCAGAGACATTCTTTGACGACTCCTCTACTAGGCATTTTGCCATACTGAACCTTTCCTCAATGAACCGTCTGTGGTGAATACTGATAGCTCCCTTGCTCTGGTTCGCTAGTCCAGGGAGTTGATTGTTGCAAGCAATTCTACCTATGAAAGATAGGAGTTTGTTTGCGGATGCTGTTGTGTGATCTCCAAAAACCAGAAGCTTTGGAACAAGAACATCAACTCCCTCCTCTTGCATTATTGTTTCCTCTGGCATCGACATAGAGATCCATGCAGATCCGCCACCTGCGAGGATCCCACACTGGTCGAATGTCGCTCCGAAACTCGCTAGTGAATCACAGATAGAAAAAACCGACTTGTATTGCTGCAAACCGTAAGCACTTGTGGCAATGCCATATGGCGCTGACGTTTCCACATTCCTAATGATTGATCTGTTTTTAATTTTTCTGAAATGTCCGTCAACTTCCATAAAGCAATCTGTCTTTTCAACTTCGTAGCCAATCTCGGGAACCATTTCGATCACGTCATCAACCGATAGCGCCTCCCCTACGTCATTGATAATTCCAGGGTACGTCCCTGTGGATCTTGAAATAACACTTGCGCGACTCATTCTTGCCTCCTCCTTATTGATAGGCCCTTGTCATCAGCCATATGATAAATCCGTAAAGAAAAATTATCTGTACGTTCATTCTCATTTTAATCCTCGAATACCACGTTTTCTTCTTTGACCATTCTGTCAATTATCTTGTAGTAGATTTCATCACGATCTTTATTTGTCCATTCGGTTCCCAAACTGTCGAGTTCCATTTCGATTGTTTTTTTAAGCTTGCTGATCGAGATCGTCATAATGGAATTTCTTGAGTATGAGAATTTCTTTGATAGCCTCGGCCTTGAAAATCTTTGACGATATTTATTGGGCATTGTCGATGCCTTTCATGATTTCCCTAGCTCTCGTCTCTGACCTTTCGATCTCACGGTCAACTACTCTTGCGATTTTCATAAAAGACTTCTGGATTTCTTCTCTGGATTTTGGATTAGTTCGATACTCATTGAGCATAAACGGGACAAGAAGCTCCCAACCACCTGCATTCGATTGCATTGCCGTCCTCCTTTTTTTCGTTTTTGTTAGTCTGTCTCGATCATAGACCGTCCGACGATGCGCCCGTTCTTGACAACGACGGTCAACGGTTTGTCGCTTGTCTTGAACCAATCAGCGGCAAAATCCCAAGCCTCCTCGCCTAACGAATCTACGGTGCAGTGCCATTCAACGTCGTCCCAATCCTGCTTTGTTATCTTGACGTGTTTCTTTTCCATCGTCCTTCCTCCTCACTTTCTTCACTCATCATTATCATCCTCCAAAGTGGGCCTAGTGTTTAACTCATTAACAACTACTTTTATTAACGCATTCAGAGAATTAATTGTATTTTCAAGGCTTTGGATGTGATCTATAGTCCTGCGAATTAAAGGTTTTATTTCTGCATAATTTTCATTACCTCTGAGTCTTCTCAACTCGACCATAAAAACGGGTTTCTTATTCCATTTATCTAACTCCTTACGCATCACTTTTATTAGCGTCCTGGCGGTCGTGATATTTGATGCTTCTACTTCATATTCTTCACTCGTCTCTACTGTCATGTTCTAGTCTCGCTCCTCTTTCCAAAACGCAATCGCAATTCTAACCGCGTCGTGGCCGTGGCCGTCAATGCCTCCCTTGATTTTAAAACGGGCGGCGAGTTCTCCCTTCTCCTCGTCGTTTTTGCACTCGAACACATATGATGAGTTTAGATCGTGACTGTGCCAATCTTTAAAACTGGAGGGATCGTCTTCGTTTCGCTCCTCCTCGTAGCACCACGTTTCAAAACTCCCGTCTGTGGATTTAGCCTCATCCCTGTAGAATTTCAAAATCTCGTCCATGTCCTTGAAAGTCTGAGCTTCCGGCGGTGTCATGTGGGGGATGTCGATCAAAATTACGGTGTGCTCGGGTTCAATGAACCAGCTTGTTCTGTCGAGTCTCATTTTTCTTTTGCTCCTCCTTTTTAAAAAGTCAGCGCGAGCAACCTGCTCGCGAGTCCGATATGCTGCTATGTATTCTGAAAAATATCCTCCTAAAAAAACCTGAAGAAATAATGGGAAACGAGCCCCACTGAGAAGATAAAAAAGAAAGTGATCGTCCACTCAACGGGAACGCTCATCATTCGCCTAGGCTGCTTGTTGATGATCCGGTCTAGATCTTTGAAATCTTTCACGACTGATCCTCCCTAATAATCTCACACTGCTCGACTTCAAAGCCTTCGATCTCACTGTCATATGTTTTCCAATGCTCCCAATCGAAAGCATTGGGTTCACTATTAAACAAAGAGATCGCCTCGTCCTCCGTAGCCGCATCGACATGCACAACGCAGGACTTCCACTCCTTGCTCTTAATGTCCAGCCTGAGTTCATACTTATTCATTTTCATACCCCTCCAATAGACAGTTGAACTTGTCCTGCTCATGCAACAATTACGGCGACTGTCGTGATCGCTTCACACATCGGCGTCAACCTCCTTATATTTCTGAGAAAATCTTATCTTCGTATGCCTGCTCAACCTTTGCCGAATCAAAATCATCATAATCGTCAAAAGGTTCATCGAAGTCGTCATGATCTACTGAGATTTCTTCTTCTAGTTCTTTGGGGTCCATTCCGTCCGGTAAATTTCGGTTCATTTTTCCTCCCTTAATTAAATTTCTTGCACGAATCCCGACGTATCATGGTATGCGGTGCCCTTTGCGGTCAGGCCCACCACGTAGCCTTCGCTGCCCTCTGGATCGAGGAACCTATAATCGTGCTGGTCTCCGTTGATCACAGTGAATCCCTCCCATTTTTCAGGGAGCTTCGTCTGGTCTCTGGTTCGGAATACCACGGCGACATTCCCTCCCAGTCCCAGGATTTCTCTGGCCTCTGCCCTGTTTCCATTCCCTAGAGAAAATGTGATGTGATGATTCTTTGGCCTATCCCTTAACCACCGCTTCATCCTCGGGAATACCTTGGTGTAGTCATAGAATTGAATCTCTGGAAACTCTCCATGCATCTTCATCGCTAGACCTAGATCAGAGGTTCCATCTAGCCTTGCCACCGGTTTGAACCCCTTCTTTTCTGCCCTCTTGATGAGCTTGTTCAATTCTTCTCTTAGTTCTTGGCCGAATCCCTTCCTATCCTCAAAGAATTTGACGGTCTTTTTGATCCGCGCATCCTTCACTGTTTTCATTCTGCCCCTGCCCTGTTCATCTAGGCAGGGTTTGTCGCAGCCGTTTGCCTTCGCTGCGGGGCATACCGTAACTTTTCTACCGATGAATTCCGAAACCTTATCTGCACTGGCTAGGTGCAGGATTGTCCCCTCGAAACCCCTCTCCTTTAATTCTTTCTTGGTCTTGGGGTTCGATGCCATATTTGAAAGCAATGTCATACTCTCTCCTTTTTGTAGGGTACAATTTTGTGCCTCACTTCCCGCTCAATCCTTTTCAACGACATCGCTACTAAAATCCTTATCTTTCGTTCGCTTGTTTCTTGTTCAAACTCCTCCACAGCGGTATTTTCCTTATCGAACCCTGACAACGTGATGAAGCACTCCAAAAGTTCTTCCTCGGAATATCCGGGAAGGTCCTCGATGTAATAGGTCATGCCATTTCCTTTTTAGTGTCGAGCCATGCCAGGAGCACAGCCTGTGCCGCCTCGGCGACCTCCCGAGTCGTCAACTCTGGACACTCTCGTTCTATCACCTCGCACGTTCCGAAAAATGCGCTCAGTTGTTGGTTTGTCATGGTGTCCCCTCTCGTGGTGTTGGTTTGTGGTGGTGGTGGTGCGCCACGCCAGCCACGCACAGTCTCGCGGGGCTGACGTTCGGCAGTATCAGAGCCGCGCGTAGGGCAGCCCGGCGGACATTCGTGACACCTCCAACTGATCTACAACGTAGATCTGCTGCCTGATCGCGTCGCAAACCCTATCCTTGATGCGGGCAGCGTCTGAAGTATGGGATTCTTGGTCGAGCCGATTAAGTCGTTTGATCAGACCGCACAGTTGGGTTTCCGCGTCGAGCACGTCTAGCCCGCCGGCGGCGACCTGTTCAACAATCGCGAGTCCCTCGCGCCAGATTTGGTTTAGGATCTCCGCAAAGTCTGCCGTACTGGTTTCGGTGTTGGTGTTGGTGTTGGTCGTCATGGTGTCCCCTCTCGTTATCCAAAGATCAGGAGGGCTTGCTCTGCCCCCATCACGTTGTTATTTCCGCATGATTCACATGCGTATCCCTCGGCGTCTGGTTCCACCCCTTCCTGCCTTTCGAGGCAGTTAGTGCAGACTCCCTCGTATGCGTCGAATTCGCTTTCGAGAATTTCCAGTGCTACTGAAACAATTTCCTCGTAGCTTTTGACGGGCATGGTCCTACTTTCCTCCATCCACCCCAAACGAAGCAGGCTCTTCAGGTGAAAAAAGTTCTTCCCATTCCGAGGGTGTTATTCCTGTGAAGACAAACTCGCGCTCACCTGGGCTCAACTCTGGGAAGAAATCAGCCAACAGTGGCATATCTGGTCCACCGCTGAACCATTCGTCGAGCTTCTCCTGTGATGTGTTGAGTCTCATTTTTCCCATTCTTCCTGAAATGGGACTTTCTCTGGTCAACCAAACAGCCATTCGTCATCCTCACGGTGTGAATAATTTGCAGAATTGAAATTGCCAATAGACAGCCGTTGCCAGTATTACAACGAGCATCAAAAACCGGAACAAATCATTTTCCCTCCTTTAGTGAAAGCCACTCCACCTGTTCATTGCGAACCACATGGCACAATGCTCTGGATTGTCCATCAGCGGCCTCTGGGGGTGGGGGAACATCTCGTGCTCCGCTCCTGTGATCCCCCTTGTTTTTGCGTGTTTCCTGAGAATGGAGTCGGGTACCTCCTCCAAAGGGATGATCTTTGTTTTGGATGCTTCATCTAATAGAAAGATTTTCAGGAAAGGTTTCCTGTTCTCATCGGTCCTCCAGACCGCAGCATGCTCGACGCCCTGTACGACGACTTGATCTATATTTGCCATGCTTTTTCTCCTATATTTTTTTCCATCGTCATACTGCCTAAACAAAAAATCCCCGGAGATAATCCCCGGGGATCCGTTGTTCACGCACCATGCTCTAGGACTTTGTTTTCAGTCCCAGTGGTTCTCTCTCATCGGCACACCGTCCCAGATTTTGGCCCAGGAATAGTCCGAAACTTTGAATCCGTCTCCGTCCAGAATTCTCTTGGTCATCACCTCTCCGGTGAATTTTCCCTTTACCGGTGAAGACTCAAATTCACCCCCGAAAGCTTCGTCTGTCGAGGACTTGGCTATTTTTCTGACCTTGACAGACTTACCACTTTTGGTCATTCCGACGACCTGATAGAAATCTGCAATCGTCATGGAATATCCCCAACTACAACAAAAAACAGTACCTACTTTGATTTGGTTTGAAATTGCCAACGGTGCTCCTCCAATTGAGAGGGGGCATCATTGCCCCCCCTCGGGTGATCATCCATTCGGACGATGAAACCATTATAGGGGGTCCTAAATGAATTGCAACCCCTAAAAGAAAAAAAACCCCCGGAAAAACTCCGGGGGCAGTGGTTTAGAATTTCGCCGCAATCATGGCGGCAAAATAAAACCCCTTTTGATTTTCCGCGCGGATCAGGTCGGAAAGTTCTTTCGATCTAATCCGACGCCCCACTATATGGGACCAAAATTTGAATTTTTGATCGCGATAGTGCTGGTCGACCCTAGCGGAGTCGGCTCCGCTGTATTGGTCGGATTCTGCATTGGCGTAAGCATTGGCCAGCTTTCGGCCAATTTGATTGCGTTTGCGAGATTCCGCCCGCGATACCATGCGCGGGGGCCTTGCACCCTTCGCCCGCTTCGGCTCGACGGTCGAAACGCCCCCGTACTCCTCCAGAATCTTAACGGACCTCAGCTTCCCGCCGGCGGTTATATAGGCCGCCAGCCACTGCGGGGCCTTCGGGGCCTTCGGGGCCGTTGGGGCCTTGGTGGCCTTGGTGGCCTTCTTGGCCTTGGTGATTTCCCAGGAGTGGAAAGTATCGTCTGCTTCCCGAGCTTCCCTTCTCTCTTCTCTTAATCTGGCAAGTTCCGCGGAATCCCCACGGAGCCCCATTCCATAAGCTAAATTAGCCATAGGGGTTACCCCTCCTTTCGCCCATTCGGGCGATTGATTGAACCAACATTTTCATTATCGGGGTTTTAAATTCAGAAATCAATAGAAAAAAGGGTCTGAAATTAAAAAAAGTTTTGGGGGTAAAACCCAGCGAAAGAAAGGAGAAAACGGTGCGAAAGCTAACTAAAAAACAAGAAGAGTTTTCTAGGATGGTGGGAGACGGTCGGGGGCAAGTTGAGGCCTATAGAGAGGTATATGAGACCAGCGGAACACCAAACGGACAACGGGTAGACGCTCACAGGCTTTCTAATCGACCTAATGTAGCCCTAGCGATAGAGGAGAGAAGGGCATCGAATGCACGTCTTGCGGCACAATCTGCGCGGTCTCGGTCGGCATGGATTGTTGAGCGGCTTTTCGCCGAATCAGAAGACCAAGAGTCACCCGCTGCAGCGAGGATTCGAGCCCTAGAGATACTCGGTAAGGCTTCGGGATTATTCGATAGCGAAGGGGACAGAGAGTCGAAACGCAAGACGGCGACCGAGTCCGAACTGGCATCGGAATTAACAGCGAGGCTGCAAGATCTTCTGCCCGGGCTCGGTGTTATCGATACGGATCGGATCGTTTCGGAAGTTGAGGAGAGCGACGACGACGACCCCCCCACCCCCCTGTGAGCGAAGGCGTAGGCTTCTCCTCATATTACATAGTATTCTGCACATACAAATACCATTTTTCTGAAAACCCACTTAAACGGCGTTAACCCCGAAAGTCTGAGTTTTTTGCCTAGGAGTCCCATACCCTAAAAAAATTTATAAAAAAATTTGACAAAAACCGATTTTTTTAGCTATGGTGCCAACGCGCCCTGTAGGTACCTACTCAGTTAAGTAACTACATCCTAAAGTGCTTTGTAGTTACCTCCTTTCCTGTATTAGTCTGGTAATACAGGAATTGAGTTAGTTATAGGGATAGGCAAGTTTAGTTCTTAGGTACCTAATCTTTAGGTACCTACAGGGATATAGGCATGCCTAATCAAGCAGAAGAGAAGGTTGTTTGGTACCACCTAGAGCCTCAAGAAGTAGATTCTTGGGAGTTCGAGTACTTCAACCTAGATACCGGCAGTTGGACGCCGGTAATAGATTTCACTCCTGTCTATCCCTGTGATGCTTGTTTCCAGACATTCGTTTCTGTTCCTGAGTTTCATTGCTGCATAAGAGCCAGGGCAGTGAACGAAGCAGGCTCCTCAGAATGGTCTGAGCCAAGGCCTTTACCAGAGCCGGGCATTTCCTCAATGCTTTTCGTTGTTATCACTGTGGCCCTTCTCAGGGGCCTTGTGCGGCGATTTATTGGGTAGTCCGAATAAGAAAGCCCCCAGAGTTTCCTCTAGGGGCTTTGCCTAACCTGGGAATGTGAGACTCTCTAATAATGTTTAGGGGTCCATCCTTCTCCCTTAAACTTAGAGGGGGATGCAAACAGTAGTCTTTCCAGAGAACAGTAACGAGTACCGTCTTCCTTTCTCTTGCTCTTACATCCAGCCTTCTTCTTCAAAGGCTCGTCAGTAATAGCTTGAAAGACCTCGAACTGCTTTCCGCATTTGCGGCACCTGTATTCATAGGTCGGCATCTGTTGATTCAGGCTCCTGAACAATCGGTTTAATCTGTTTTCTAACTTCGTACATAACACTGTTATACCCGAATTGACTAGCGTGTTTTACCAGCTTGGGCTCGCCAGTCACAAACTCAATAGAAGTGCAGCCGTTGTTTGCAGCAATATTGTCTAATTCCTCGTAGATCGTTGCTGCTCCGTTTTCCGTTGGGCACCAAGCAATCCAGATAAACAGGTTTTTGCCGGTCTCGGTCTCGTCCATACGGCACACAATAAACCCATCACTGGGCTCCATGCCTTCTCCGACCAGCAGCGCCGCACTCCCAGTGATACATGCAGCGTAAATGTCTTCGGGAATCCAGTCTCTCCATGGCATTTCTCGCCAGACACTCAGTATCCCGCGATAAACTTCTTGCCAAATAGGCCGAATATCCACTGCCTTCAGCATTTCATCTCCTCTGTAGTTGTTATAAAAAGCTAATGGATACAATACGTTATAAGACTAATACACTTTAGTCTTCCAGTGATATCTATCCAAAAGCTTGTTTGGTTTGAGATACATAGCATTTACTTACGTTGAACAATATTAAATAGCCATGATCGCTTAACCCAATATTGGCCCTTTAGTTAATCATTAACTACTTAACTTGAGCATTGTTTTTAAGGATATAATCACTTAAAACAGGTAGTTAAGAGCTTTCTTACAAAGTTGTAGATAAGTTGTTGACGTAATTGTCAAGGCATGTGTATAATCACGTTGGATTTGTGCACCGAAACGCTGGGGGCGTTTCTTGGGGGAACGCAGATCCAAAGGGGCGCTCCTTGGTTGATCACCGGGTTGAGCGCCCCGGTCCTTTAAGCAGGAGATAAACCTGTCGGTAGATCTAAGTTCGGTAAAGGATCTGATAGACGTTATTCCTGACGAGGAAAAGCGAGATATCCTTGATATCATCGACAGGATCGATGAATTAAGGTCAAACAGAAAAGCTCAAACGAGCTTTATGGAGTTTGTTCGCAGGGTTTGGCCCTCTTTTATAGAGGGTTCTCATCACAGAATTATGGGTGAGTCCTTCGAGAAGGTTATTTCCGACGATTACCGTCGTTTAATAATCAACATGGCCCCCAGGCATACGAAATCTGAGTTTGCCTCATACCTACTTCCAGCTTGGTTCTTGGGAAACAATCCGGGCAAGAAGGTAATTCAAACCGCTCACACCGCAGAACTAGCTGTTGGCTTTGGCCGGAAGGTTCGTAACTTAGTTGATTCAGATGAGTTCAAGGCAATATTCCCCAATGTTTCCTTGAGGTCTGACTCAAAAGCTGCCGGTCGCTGGAACACAAACCATGGAGGGGAATACTTCGCAATCGGCGTGGGTGGCGCAGTCACCGGTAAGGGTGCGGATCTTCTGATTATCGACGATCCCCATTCGGAGCAGGAAGCACAACTCGGAGACGCATCGGTATTTGATAAGGTCTACGAGTGGTACACGTCTGGCCCACGCCAACGTCTTCAGCCCCGTGGGAAAATTATTCAGGTCGCCACCCGGTGGTCACAACGCGACCTGACTGGTCAGCTTCTGAAGAATGCTTCCGAGAGAGACGGGACTGATCAGTGGGAAGTTATTGAATTTCCAGCGATATTGCCTTCCGGCAACCCATTGTGGCCAGAGTTTTGGTCAATTGATGAGCTTGAGAAGGTCAAGGCAGAGCTTCCTTCCTCCAAGTGGTCTGCTCAATATCAACAAGATCCAACGGCTGACGAAGCGGCAATCATCAAAAGAGAGTGGTGGAAAAGGTGGGATAGCCAAGAACCACCGCAATGCGAATTCTTAATACAGTCTTGGGATACAGCGTTTCTTAAAACAGAAAGGGCCGATTACTCGGCTTGCACGACCTGGGGCGTTTTCTACACAGACCAAACAGAGGATGGAAAGCTTCGGCCCAACGTCATTCTTTTGAATGCATTTCAGAAAAGAATGGAGTTTCCCGAACTTAAAAAGAAGGCTTACGAGTCTTACACGCAATGGAAGCCCGATGCGTGTATTGTTGAAGCAAAGGCTGCTGGTTCCCCACTGATATTTGAGCTAAGGCAGATGGGCGTTCCGGTAAGTGAATATGTTCCATCTAGGGGCAGAGATAAGATTGCTCGTGTAAATGCGGTTGCTGATCTCTTTTCCTCTGGTGTTATATGGGCTCCCAATAAGAGGTTTGCAGAGGAAGTTATAGAGCAATTTGCTGGATTTCCCGGTGCTTCTTCTCATGATGACCTTGTCGATTCTTCAACCCAGGCTCTTCTTAGATTTCGTCAGGGTGGTTTTGTTCCGCTTAACAGCGATGAAGACTTAGAATATGTGCCAAAGCATGCTTATTCTCCGTATTGAGGTTTGATCATTGGACGAGTACGAAAAAGCAGCTTCGGATCTTATAAAGTTACACGAAGGTTCGGTTCCTAATTACTACAGCCTACCCTCTCGTTACGGCAATTCTGGTGCGACAGTAGGTATCGGCGTTGACTTGGGACAACACAACAGAAGCAGATTGGAAGATTTGGGTATTCCGGGTTCAATCATAGACAAGGTCGAACCCCTTTTTGGTGTAAAAAACATAGATGGCGAAGGTGCTGTTGAAGAGGCAATTTCAAAATCTCAGCAGCTTAACCCCGAAGAATTAGATCTTTTGAACAATGCGTTCCTTCAGGAAAACTCTATTGGTTTGATGTCTGATCTAGGACCATCTTTGGAAAACATAGATCCGGAACTTTTTTCTAGGCTTGCTTCTGCTAGGTATCGCGGTTCATTAAAAAAGAATCACAAGACATTTGGCCTTATTCGAGAAGGTCGTTTTAAAGAAGCTTCGGTTGAATTTCTTAACAATCAAGAATATAAAAATTTAAAAAAATCCAATCCGAAAGATGGCGTCGTAAGGCGAATGGAAGAGCTTGCATCTGCTTTGTCTTCTTATCCCGAAAGCCAAGACTTGCAAATCGCTCAGTACAAACGTGGCGGAAAAATAAGAGACGCTTACGGAAGATCTTTAATTTAAGATCTTAGAGGTTATTAAAACCAAATGGCAATTGAGCCTGTTATGGAAGCCTTGATTAACGATGTCGCTGCCGATGGTGTTGCAGTTGGCGAGATTGACGTTGATGCCGAGGCACCTGAAATAATCATCGAGGCTGACGATGATGGAATAATGATTGAGTTCTCGCCCCAAGAGGACGAAGAGGAAGAGATAGCTTTCGACGCAAACCTTGCTGAGTATTGCGACGAAGAATGTCTCGACCATCTTGCCAGCGAACTGCTTGGCCTTTGCGTTTCTGATCGCGAGTCGAGGAAGGATTGGGAAGAAACCTACATTAAGGGTCTTGACCAATTAGGCATGAAGATCGAAGACAGAAGCACCCCCTGGCCGGGGGCGTGCGGGGTGCAGCACCCAGTCCTTGCGGAAGCCGTTGTTCGTTTCCAGGCCCAGACTATCACAGAGATTTTTCCAAACGCAGGACCTGTAAAAACTAAAATAATCGGCAAGCCTGATGAGGCCAAGGAAAAACAAGCGTTTCGCGTAAAAGAGTATATGAATTACTTGATTACCGAAGACATGCCAGAGTATCGATCCGAAACGGAAAAGATGCTTTTCAACTTGGCACTTGCTGGCAGTGCTTTTAGAAAAGTTTATTGGGATGCAAGCATGGGCCGACCCTGCTCCATGTTTATACCCGCAGAAGAACTTCTAGTTTCTTACGGTGCTCCGTCTCTCGAAATGGCAGAGCGAGTCACCCATGTAATGAAAAAGACATCTAACGAGGTCAGGAAGCTTCAGGTTGCTGGCTTCTATCTCGACATAGATCTTTCAGATCCTAGTGACGATATTTCTGATGTCCAAGAAAAATACAATGAGCTAACTGGAGACTCACCGGGCTTTTCGTCTGACAACAGGCATACCATTTTTGAGATTCACGTTGACTTGGATCTCTCTGGTTTTGAGGACATGAAGGACGGGGACCCTACAGGAATTGCGCTCCCCTATGTCGTAAGTCTTGACAAGGACAGCGGCGAGATTCTTTCTATTCGACGAAACTGGATGGAGAGTGATTCTTTCAAGATGCGAAGGAATCATTTTGTCCATTACGAATATCTCCCCGGCATGGGTTTTTACGGTTTTGGTCTTATCCACCTTATCGGTGGCATTGCTAAATCGTCAACTTCTCTTCTTCGCCAATTGGTCGATGCGGGGACTTTGGCGAATCTCCCCGGAGGCCTTAAGGCAAGGGGGCTTAGAATTAAGGGCGACGATTCACCGATCATGCCAGGAGAGTTTCGGGACGTTGATGTTCCCGGCGGCGCAATCAGGGACAATATCACTTTCCTTCCTTACAAAGAACCTTCCAATGTTCTTTACCAATTGCTTCAAAACATTGTCGAAGAGGGAAGAAGGTTTGCTTCTATAACCGATATGAAGGTTTCTGATATGAACCAGCAGGCTCCCGTGGGAACCACGCTGGCAATTATCGAAAGATCAATGAAAGTTATGAACGCAATCCAAGCTCGCGTTCATTATTCGATGAAAAGAGAGTTTAAAATTCTTTCTGGCATTGTAAGAGATTACATGCCTGAGGATTATGAATGGGAAGTCGATGGAGTTGAGGCCTTTAAAGCAGTTGACTTCGATGATCGAATTGATGTTATCCCCGTCTCAGATCCAAACTCTTCAACGATGGCGCAGCGAATTATGCAATATCAAGCAGCACTTCAATTGGCTGCTACTGCTCCTCAGCTTTATAACCTTTCTGAGCTTCATCGACAGATGCTCGATGTACTAGGCATTGAAGACGCCGACGACATTGTTCCGACAGAAGACGACATCAAGGCTCTTGATCCAGTTTCTGAAAACATGAATATTCTTAAGACCGATCCTGTTAGGGCTTATATTTGGCAAGATCATCTTTCGCATATCCAAGTTCACATGGATGCTGCTAAGGATCCGAAGATGATGCAGATTATTCAGTCTTCCCCCAAGGCTAAGCAGATAGAGGCTTCCCTTGCTGCTCATGTCCTTGAGCATCTTGGATTTCAGTATAGGCAGGAGATTGAAAAAGAACTCGGCGTGCCCCTGCCTCCCCCGGATGAACCTTTGCCCCAAGATATTGAAGTCAGAATATCATCCCTTGTTGCCGAGGCTGGGAGCAGATTACTGGGCCGAGATGTTGCTGAAGCTCAACTCAAAGAGCAGATGGCGAAGATGCAGGATCCGGTCATACAGCAGCAGAACCGGGAGCTTGACATCAAGGAAGCAGAGCTTCAGCACAAGATGAAGGTAGATGCTTCTAGGATTGCAGCCGATCTTAAGAAGGCAAAAGACCGGCTTGAAGTCGAAAAAGATCGCATTACATCTAACGAGATGCTAACCGGCATGCAGGCTGGCAAAGATGCCGTTATTGAAAATCTCAAGTTAGACAACAAGAAGAGGGCGGAAAGCGCCAAGGAGCTTGTTGAAGGTCTTAAGGTTGGTCTAGATGTTGCTGAAAAAATTAAAGCTGAAAGGGAATCTGAGTGAGTAAAAGCTGGAGTGAGCTTTTTAGGGAAAAACTCAGGGAGAACATGAACAACAAAGCGGATGATTTAGCGACTGGATGCGCTTCTGATTTCGCCGACTACAGATATTGCGTTGGTGTTATAGAGGGGTTAGCTCTCGCAGAGAGAGAGTTTTTAGACATCATCGAACGAATTGAAAAGGACCAATAATTACGCCCATTGTGGGTGCATGTGGTAACGGCCCGCCATTAAAGAGGCTGCAAACAGCGAAAGCTGCAAAAGGACGTAAATGGCTGAAGAGTCGGAAGAGTTAGAGGAGTATCACGAGATTCTTAATAAAGCCGGTGATAACTTACCAAAGCCTAGTGGCTGGAAAGTTCTCATTGCGGTTCCAAAAGCAAAAGAAAAAACTGATGGCGGTATATATAAGCCATACGAATCAATGAACGCCGAAGAGGTCGGTACGATCATTGGTTTAGTTCTTAAGCTTGGTGACCTTGCTTATAAGGATCAAAAAAAATTCCCATCGGGTCCATGGTGTCATCGTGGCGACTTTGTCGTTATGAGAACTTACTCTGGAACCCGCTTCAAAGTTGGGGATCAGGAATTCCGCCTAATTAATGATGACACGGTAGAGGCCGTCGTTGACGATCCCAGAGGGGTTGCAAAAGTAATATGAGTAATGAACAGCTAGTTTCGTCTCCTATGGGAGGCGCACCTGAAGACGAAGATGTTCAAGAAGAAATCTCGGAAGAAGTTGAACTTGACATAGTAGATGACACTCCTGAGCAAGATAGAAATAGAAAATCTCCAAAGGATGAATCTAGGTCTGATCACGAAGAAGAACTAAAAAGCGTTAGCCAGTCAGTTCAGAAACGGATTAAGAAACTTAAGTTTGACTATCACGAAGAGAGGAGAAACAAAGAATCTGCTGCGAGGCTCAGAGATGAGGCTGTTTCCTACGCGCAAAAAATTTCAGAGGAAAACAAGCAGCTAAGGGATCTTCTAAACCGCGGTGAGCAAGTCCTTATCGACGAAGTTAAAAACCGAACCGAGAAGGACGTTTTTTCCGCAAAAGAAAAACTTAAAAGAGCGCATGAAGAAGGCGACATTGATGCTTTGGCAGATGCCCAAGAGCAACTAACCAAAGCATCCTACGAAGCCCAGAGAGCTTCGGAGTTTAAGCCTGTTTCTGATACGCCCTCGCAAGAACAGCCCGTTGAACAACAACAGGCTGCTTCTCAAGTACCAACCCCTGATCCGAAAGCGGCTCAGTGGGCTAGTAAAAATCCTTGGTTTCAAACTGACAGAGAAATGACAGCATTTGCCTTTGCTGTTCATGAGGGTTTGGTTAAGCAAGGTGTCAATCCGACTAGTAATCAGTATTACAGTTTGATTGATAAAAAAATGCAGGAAAGATTTCCTGATAAATTCGAGTCGGCATCTGAAGCTGAAGAACCTGCTGAAGAGTCGAACCTTCGTTCCGATGGGGCCACTCGAAAACCTTCGACGGTAGTAGCACCTGCAAGGCGAACTACGGGTGCAAAAAATCGCAAAATCCGAATGACGAAGACTCAGGTCGCTCTCGCAAAGCGTCTGGGTATCACTCCTGAGCAGTACGCCAAACAGGTTTTGGAACTGGAGAAAGCAAATGGTTGATAAAACTACGCTTAATGAGGAACAGGATCCTCGCGCAAAACGAGAGCATGAGACCCGAGAGTCTGATGCTCGACCTGATACATGGACTCCCCCCAGTGTTCTTCCGACGCCGGATCCGCAGGATGGTTATGTCTTCCGATGGATTCGTACCTCAATGCGAGGTGAGGCGGATAACACGAATGTTTCCCGAAAATATCGGGAAGGATGGGAACCTGTTCGCTTGGAAGATCACCCCGAGCTTCGCCTGATTCCGGACATTGATAGCCGGTTTGATGGCGCTGCCGTTGTGGGTGGTTTGATGCTTTGCAAAAACTCTGCTGAAAAAATGAATCAGAAAAAAGAGTACATGCAGAAAATCAACCAAGAGCAGATGGATGCCGTGGATCAGAACTATATGCGTGAACAAGATGCGAGAATGCCTTTGCTCCCTCCGGAGCGGAGAACTCGCGTCACGTTTGGCGACGGCTCTTAGGAGAGGTACTCCTAATCAGGCCGTTGCCTGATGTTAAGGAGAATTAGTTATGGCTTATGGACTTCGGCCCATCCAAGCTGGCCCCGGCGGGGCCTACAATTCTGGGGGCTTTACTGAATATCCGATTGCTGATGGTGAAACTGACAGTATTTTCACCGGAACTTTTGTTGTTCAGGAAGCGTCTGGCTATGTGACGGCGTTGGCAACCAGCCCTGTTGTTGGTTCGCCTACGGTTACAGGTATGACAATTGGCGTTGCTGTTGGTTTTCGATATACGGATACCGATGGTAGCATTAAGTTTAGCACTTACTATCCGGGCGGCGGCTACACAAATGCTTTTGCTTTTGTTGCCGACAATCCGGAGCAGAGATTCCTCATTAAGTCTGATGGTGCGACAGTTCAGGCCGACATGGGTCTCAACGCTCCTGTTGTTTCTAATTCAGGAACTGCGAGTAATGTTGCCCAGGGAAGTACAACCACCGGGCTTTCGACGACTGTATTGGATCAAAGCTCTCAAGCAACCACTACGGGCATTGCTCTGCGACTTCTTTCCATTCCGGAAGACGGGTCGAATGAGTCTAGCAGCACGCCTAACGTCATTGTCAAAATTAACCCTGCGGTTCATCAACTGCTTGAGCCTTTGGGACTCTAGGAAAGGAGTAATTAATCATGGCAATTTCACGCGCACAAATGATGAAAGAACTCCTTCCCGGACTCAATGCACTTTTTGGGTTGGAGTATGACACTTACGAAAACGAGCATGAAGACATCTACGAAATGGAGTCTTCGGATCGAGCCTTTGAAGAAGAAGTTCAGCTTTCTGGGTTCGGTGCTGCTCCGGTGAAGTCGGAAGGTTCCGCTATCGCTTACGATACGGCACAGGAAGTCTTCACTGCCCGATACAACCACGAGACGGTTGCTTTGGGTTATTCGATCACGGAAGAAGCCGTTGAGGATAACCTCTACGACTCGCTTTCTGCTCGATACACGAAGGCCCTCGCACGGGCGATGGCTAGCACCAAGCAAACGAAGGCTGCTTCTCCGTTGAACAACGGATTCGGCACCTTCCAATCGGGCGACGGTGTTGTTCTTTTCAGCACCTCGCATCCGCTGGTAAATGGCGGAACCAACAGCAACCGACCGCAGACCCTGTCGGATCTTAATGAGACTTCGCTTGAGCAGGCAGTGATTGATATTGCTGCGTTCACTGATCAGCGCGGCCTCAAGGTTGCTGCTCGACCGAAGCGGCTCATTGTTCCTGCCGCCAACATGTTCGTTGCGACTCGCGTTCTGGAGTCGGATCGGCGTGCTGGCACCGCAGACAACGATGTGAACGCTCTGCGAACCAACGGAAGTATTCCGGATGGTTGGCGGGTCAACCACTACATCACTGGTGATGACGATTGGTTCATCATCACGGATGTTCCGAACGGCATGAAGGGCTTCAATCGAACCCCTCTGCAGACGAGCATGGACGGTGATTTTGACACCGGCAATGTTCGATACAAGGCGCGAGAGCGATACTCCTTTGGAGTTAGCGATCCGCTGGGCATCTACGGTTCAAGTGGTGCTGCGTAACTAGGATTGGGCGGGGGCCTTCGGGCTCCCGCTCTTTTTCCGGTGGTTTATTGATGTCGATTGAATATCGTGGTCAAAAGTTTTCGGGCTATAACAAGCCCAAGAGGACTCCCTCCCATCCGAAAAAGTCTCACGTTGTTCTAGCCAAAGATGGCGAGAAGGTGAAGATGATTCGGTTTGGTGAGCAGGGAGCAAGCACTGCGGGCAAGCCCAAGTCGGGTGAGTCCGACCGAATGAAAGCAAAGCGCAAATCATTCAAAGCTCGCCATGGCAAAAATATTGCCAAGGGGAAAATGTCTGCTGCCTATTGGGCAGATAAGACAAAATGGTAAACCAAACTCGTCAGACTTAAAAAGACAGTACGCGGACTGGCGAGGTAGTTGCGTACAACGAGGTAATACAAAATGGGCAAGACAACTTTTAGTGGTCCGGTAAGGTCTTTGAGTGGGTTTTATTCTGCTGGACAAAACTCTGCCGTAGACGTTGCAAACGGAACTTCTAATTTCACGATTGGAAGCACTGCTGGTTATGGCGTTGAAGATTACGCAGGTAAAATTATTACGCTTAACGACGCTGACATGACTATTACTCTTCCCACCATTAGCGCGGTGGCTCCCGGAGATAGTACGGACCCTGGGCAACTTAACAATTTGGGTTTAAAATTCAGATTCCTTGTGGTTACAGAGTCTACTGCTTTGATTATTAACTGCGGTGGGAGTGACGTTTTTATCGGCGGTGTTCACATCGGGATTGACAATGCGGCCACTACGGATTGGCAAGGCCCAGATGGTTCAGATAATACGTTTACTATGAACGGAAGCACAAAGGGTGGTGATCCGGGTAGTTACGTTACTTTTGAGTCTGTAGCCGCGAACAAATGGCTTGTTCAGGGCAATCTTATTGGATCAGGCACGCTCGCTACTCCGTTCACGACGGTTTAGCCATTATGATTAGGGGGCACCTTCGGGTGCCTCCTAATATCCTATGCCTTATAAAGTCCAAAAAAAGTCTGGTTCTCGGCCCTGGAAGATTATTGCTAACGGGAAAGTTGTTGGCAGTTCTGCGACTAAGTCGTCTGCAGAGGCCTCTGTTCGAGCCCGCCATGCATCTGAAAAGAAAGGCGGAAATAAGCGTTGAGTTACTTAGGAACTGTTTTATCGGATACCTACACGTTTGATAGCACCACGGATAAAAAGTACCTTCCGGCGGGAAGCACTATTTATCAGGCCGCTTCCATTATGGGCATTTTGCTTCAGCCGAAGGAGTATGGAGGCGGTAGTGAGCCAGATCCAGATACCGATGAATCTTTTCAGTTAAAGGACAAGAAGACTGGCGATGTTCTTTTTTCTTGCAGGATTCTGCCAACGCCCAAGCAGGGAAGAAACCGAAGAACTTACAATGTTCAAAGGATTATATTCCCAGGAAACGGAATAAGGGCCGAGAATGGTGTTGAGTTTTTACCTTTGTCTTCCGGGACTAATGTCGCAATTGAGCGACTCACAATATTTTATCAGGTTTAACTAAATGTCCGTTTCTTTGAATTGTTTTTACAGGCAATACGCATTTAATGCCGCTTACAACGCCGATACGTTGTTCGACAATGGCGATGCTGAAATAAGCGGAAGAGTATGTTTAAGGAACGCTTGGATAACTACCGTTCTTAATGCTTCTAACCCTTATTGGTCAAGCGTTAAGATTGCAAATGGGACTGAATACAGCGACTCAAATGTTGTATTGGAGCTTCCTTATGTATGCAACGCTGTTGCTGACATCTACACAAACGTAAAAATTCCAGGCAATGGTATGTTGTTTGAGGATGGTCTTTCTTTTCGGTTTAGCATCCCCACTCAAAAGAACAGTGCCGATGGTTCTTTCAATCTAATACAGACGGTAACCCTTCTTTATAGCGGCGGGGCAACCTCTATAGTTGCCCCCGTTTAGGTCAGATATGAGTTTTGAAGGTCATTTAAAAACCATAAGCTTTGCTGCCGTCGAAAGCGATACCGCATTTGACGCTAGAACCGTAAAGGGTAGATGTAGGCTCGTTGGGTTTTCCCTCACGCCTCAGTATTTAAGCGAAAGCGGCACTCCGGGGACAGCTCCCAACCCGAATGGAACGGTGAAACTTGAAGACTTGAATGATTCAAAAACTGGTAGTTCCGGAGTTGTAATATTTGAGTTTCCAGTCCTTTACTCAGTAAATAATTCACAAATGCTTAGCTGCTCTCTTTTAGATAGCGATGCCTACATTTTATTTAATAATGGAATTTACGTTAATTTTTCAAGTACAGGTACTACAAAGGGTCCGCTCGACCCTAATGCCGCTGAGCTAAGTCTTTTTTATTACTAGGTTTATTATGGTAGAAATTCAGTCTAGGATGATTACAGAGTTGAGCGATATTGCCCAAAGCGGTTTAGCCGTTAGCGGCAGGTCTCGATTGTACGGTGCAGTTTTTGGTAACGCAGAAAAATATACCACTTCTGCTACCGCACCCCCCTACATCGAGTTTAAAAATGGATCGAACTCGGGGGAGTTGCTTGTCGTAATATCCAATTGTCCTAATGGCTGCGAAGACTATTTCGTTTCCAGTACAACATATATTGATTTTCCTCCGGGCGGAATTCTTTTTGAAGACGGAATTTACGTAAATATTCCCGGTACCCAAAAGGCCCGAATATGTATTTTGTTCCAGGGTGGTGCAGACGCTTGATATGCCTTTAATCTCATCTTCGTCACATACTCTTGATTCAAACATAACGATTGCCGGTAGGTTAAAACTTTTCGGCATTCAGTATTCTATGATTGACCATTCCTACAACCCGAAAGGCGGTTTTAACGGCTACACCATGAGACTCGCCCTTCAGAATTTTAGAATAGTAATAAAAGACACCGACACTAACGGATCAGAAAGGCTTGCTTTTTTATTTGCTGGTGGAAGCAGTCACACTGGTGCAAACGCAAGTGGCACTGGAGTTTCACCTGCTAGTTTTATGTTTGGATCAAACTATATTCTTTTTGAAAACGGATTGTTTATACCTAAGTTAAGTGGAGACGGTGGTTTAGAAGATGCTACTGCTGGCCCGATCCCAGGAGAGGTAAGGGTTTCCCTTTTCTATGAAAAGTAAAAATGGAAAGCACAACTAACACTACGTTTTGGTCTGCAATATCTATAATTACTGCCGCTCTCGGCGGTATTTTTTTTGTCTTAATTTCTCACGCTGAAAGTCCCAAGCATTCAGAGTCTGCTCATGAGGATGATGTAAGTCGCATAGAGGTTTATGTGGCTACGGTGGGGACTAAGGTTGACCATAACTCCAGGGTGTTAGCAGAGTTGAAGCTTGACCTAAAGGAACTTAGGGTTGAGCAAAATAACGCAAGCCAAAGAATTTTAGAGGCTATCGGAGGTAGAAGAGATGGCCGTTAATACCGTTACTAGTTTTAGCCCGGATGTCGGAGATGTCGTAGAGGAGGCATTTGAGCGTGCTGGCCTCGAAATGGTTTCTGGCTATGACCTGAGAAGTGCTAGGCGAAGTCTAGATTTGATGTGCATAGAGTGGGCTAACAGGGGTATCAATCTGTGGACGGTCGAGGAGCTAAAATACACCCTAAACCCTGACGGAAGTGGCACTCAGACCTTGGTAAAGGGAACAGGTACTTATCAGCTTAGGGACAATACTGTTTCGGTACTTGAGGTTGTTCTGCGTACTGACGACGAAGACACATCCCTTCAGACCGATTATGAGCTAAATAGAATTTCTAGGGAAACCTATATGGGTATTCCCTCTAAGCTAACAGAGGGCAGGCCCACACAGGTTTACATTGATCGTCAGCAGGGCAAGGTTGAAGCAAAGGTCTGGCCGGTGCCTGATGAAAGCAGCAAGTATAAGATTATATACACGCGGGTTCGCAGAATGACTGATTCTGGACCGGGCGGAACTTACAATCCTGATGTTCCCGATAGGTTTTGGCCTGCTCTGGTTGCCGGACTTGCTTACAACATTGCCTGCAAGCGGCCTGAGGCTGCTGCCAGAATAGAGATGCTGAAGGCTAACTACGAGCAACAGTTTACTTTGGCTGCAGAAGAAGATAGGGAAAAGGCTGCCGTTCGATTTTATCCCGGTGGCTATCAGTACTCATGACAGCGTATGCCACTGGCAGTAAGGCATTTGGCTTTTGTGATAGATGCAGCTTCAGGTACCCGCTGCGCGAACTAAAGCAAGAGGTTGTTAATTTAAACACAACCAACCTTTTGTTTTGCCCAGAGTGTTGGGACCCGGATCAACCGCAGAACCTTATCGGAAGATTAAACGTCGATGATCCGCAGGCGTTAATGAACCCAAGGCCCCCTACGGGGCTTAGCAAGAGCAGGAGCTTGTCCGGATTTGATCCCGTTAGGGGTATGGAAATGGTTTCCTCAATCGGTCGGGCTCATTTAATTTAGGAGATTGATATGCCTAAGGTTGGTATGAAAAACTTTAGTTATGACCAAAAGGGTATGGACCAAGCAACCCAGGAAGCCCGTCGCACTGGTCTTCCCATTGAATACGAAGACCGCAATTACGCCCAGTACAATGCAGGTGGTCGCGTTATGTCGGGTCGTCGTCCCTATGCGAGTGCTAACGAAAATGTTAAAAAGCGCATGGCCGATGAAACTAAGCCTAAGGCTGCTAAGAAAAAGAAGCTTCCCGTTGGCGATTTTCCCGAAAAGAAAACTCGCAAGGTTTAGTGGTTGTTTGCCTACATATACAGGGTTGAATAAAGATGGCATTTACTTACAGCACTCTTAAATCTGCAATTGATGAGTACACGCAGAATGCGGATAACTGGGGCTCAACTTCCCAGATAGATACCATCATTAAGCAAGCTGAAGAGCGCATCAACCTTGCGGTCCAGATTGCTAACTACAATACCAAGACGCATACAGATGCTCACCAGTCTGCAAACATAGTTGCTGGCAACTCTTCTGTAGTTATTGCCGGGACTGGCCCGGGCATTGCATCTAGCAACGTGACCTCGCCCCTGTCTCCTCTTTATTTCAAGATCAGGTCGGGTGACGGAACGGACTCAAACCCTTGGGTCTACTTGCTCTTAAAGGATTACAATTTCCTGCAGGAGTATTCGCCATACGATGCAAGTGCCAACAGGGCTCAGCCAAAATATTACAGCTTCTACAACGATGTTCGGTCAGATGGCAAGGCCACATTCTCTTTTGCTCCCATTGCCGATGGGACTTACGATTTTGAAATACTTTATTATTTCAAGCCGCCTTCGATTGTGACCGATACTTCAGGCACATGGTTAAGCACTCACGGATCTTCCGCTCTTCTCTATGGCTGCTTGGTAGAGGCATATATTTTCATGAAGGGAGAGGCTGACCTCATTCAGCTTTACGACACTAAGTTCAAGGAAGCCCTTCAGATTCTTGTGAATTCCCAAAGGGGCGAATTCAGAAATGCCACCTACAGGGAAGAAGCTTCTAGGGGTGCTGCATAATGGGTATCATTGCCGGAATGACGGATTCCTTTAAAGAGCAACTCCTCAAGAAGGAGCATGATCTGGAGGACGATACTCTCAAGATTGCTCTTTACACAAAGGATGCGAGCATCGGCCCGAATACGACCATTTATACAACGAGTGGAGAAGTCTCTGGTACTAACTATACGGCTGGTGGAAACGTACTTTCCGGCAAAACAATCACCGTATCCGGAGGTACTGTTTATGTTGATTTTAATGACTCGACTTGGTCGAGCGCGACCGTTTCCGATGTTTCTGGAGCCCTTATTTACAATTCAACCGCAGGGCTCAAGTCTATTGCAGTTTTAGACTTTGGCGTCTTGGGGGGCATTTCGGTAAATGCCTCTGATTTTAAAGTCAAGTTTCCGTCCGCTACAGCGGATGACGCGATTATTAGGATTTCGTAATGGCCTCAACTTATAGCAGCAATATTTCTATTGAAATTATCGGATCTGGCGATCAGGCGGGAACCTGGGGCGACACGACTAACGAAAATTGGAAGAGGATTGAGCAATCCGCAAGTACCTATTCCACGGTTAGCCTAAGCGGTAAATCTAGCCCTTATAATTGGTTGTTGTCAAATTCAACAAATGCTGGCGATCCGGGTTCTGAGGGAAGATCGGCTTTTGTAGAATTTACAAACGCAAGTGGCGACATGACCATCAACATCAGGGGTAATACAGCTAGCGACTATCCCAATAGGGTGTTCTTCGCCTACAACAATTCCGGCAATGACCTTACATTTAATTGTAATTCATCAACTGACTTTATATTAAAGAACGGCTTCTCTGCAGTTATATACACAGACCCCGGAACCAAGGTTGGCAATGCATTAAATTCTCTCCAGACCGAAAAAGTTGCTGCTAGTAGCCTTACCTCCGGCAGGGTTGTTATTGCTGGTTCCAATGGCCTTCTTGGCGATGACAGTGATCTTACGTTCTCAGGGGATACTCTCACTGCTACAAAAATCGGGGCATTTACCGCTGCTGGTTCAATTAATTTTGACAACCAAGATATGACAAATGTCGATATCGATAGTGGAGCTATTGATGGTACGGACGTTACCGTTGGTACAGGTAAAACACTTAATGTCAGTGCAGGTACCCTGACTACATCTGCTACTCAGAAGAAAAGCATATTAGAGGGTGCTGGTTCTAATATCGACATTGGGAGCTATGACCTCAGGGCTGGCACCATAACTCCAGACGGTTTAACCGCAACAAGAGTTGTTTTTGCCGGAACGGATGGCGTTCTTTCTGATGACTCCGATTTTACTTACAACACTTCTACCAACACGCTTGATGTTGAAAATGTAACCGGACTAAAATCACTTACATCGGAGTCATCACAAAGCCTAGTTATGACTCTTAAAGCAGATTCTGCTGGTACCACTGTTGAGAAATACCTTACAAAAGAAATGGAAGTTGACGGTGAAACGAGAACTACTCTTTACGGCGGCCCGGCAGATCCCGACAATAAAAACAGCACTACCTATTATGGCTATGGCTTACACTCCGGCGGCGGCAATGTTCAAAGATATTTAAATTTTAGTGAAAATATTACAGTTTCTGGATACGGGTTTAGGGCTCGAACAAAATCCGCAGGCGCAGCATTAGAAACTAGAGAAACGTATTCTTCTTTCGGCGGGAATGCCGGGGTCGAATCTAATCAATTTCTTGAAATTGCCGAGGCAATAACAGACGCCTCTGCAACATCTATTAAAATTAAACCCATTGATACTAGCGAAGCTTATGATGTAGCTACATTTAATCGCCTTTCGCCCGGTCATGCGATAAGGGTAGGCAGTGAGTACATGCTTCTCGTCGCATGCACTCAGCCGGGAGCTTCTAATACTGATTCCGACACTTGGAAAGTTATTAGGGATATTAAAAATCAAAGCGCGGCTTCTACGCATAGTCTTGGGGCCAACATTACATCCGTTGAGCCTTGGTGGTCTAGCGTTCATGCGGGTTCGATGAGCCCGTTAGAGGGATCTTACGCTTTCAAGGTTGAAAGAGGATGGGGAACAACTGGCAGTTTTACGCACTCTTTAAAGAGTACCGTCAGGGACTGTATGGGCGACGCAACCGACAGGCAAGATGTAACCCCTTCTAGGATAAGTGTATTGCTTAGGTGCCATACTGCCAACGCAAATTACGCTGTAGGAGAAGTACTTAGCGTTAGTCCGGAGTATCTCCAGACTAGCGCAAACACTACAAGTATTTATTGGGTTGCTAACTCCGGTGGCGTTAAAGTTTTAGACAAGAGCACTCGCGCTCTGGCAACAGTTACTAATGCCAATTTTCATTTAGTCTTTGAGGCTTGGTCTTAATGCTGAAAAAGCTTTCCCTTGAGCCCGGAATGCAGCAAGAAGGAACACAGTATTCTGCTGAAGGTTACTGGTTTGATTGCGACAAGATCAGATTTCGGCAAGGTCGTCCCGAAAAGATAGGTGGTTGGGTAAGGCCTAGTTCTAATACTTTTATTGGAACCTCCAGAAAGCTTCACAACTGGTCCTCTATTAACAACGATGACTATTTGGGTATTGGTACTAATAAAAAGGCCTATATAGAGATTGGCGGGGTTTGTTACGACGTTACTCCGAACAGATATAAAAACACCGTAAGGCTTACAATGTCCACTGTTCCGGCAGACTGGGGAGCAAGCGGCGAGGCTGCAACGGATGGGGCAACAACCATATATACCGATGGTTCCGTTACGGACGATTCATACCTTAGGGTAGACAACGAGTACATAAAGATTACCGGTTCAAGTGGTTCAAGCGCGCCTTACACGCTGACTGTAACAAGGGGCCATCTAGGCTCTACCGCCGCTTCCCACACGGCAGGGGCGGCAGTATTTGAAATACCTAAAGTTTCAAATCCAATAGGTATCGTTGGTGGCTCTAGTACCGTAATAATCAAAGACGAAGGCCACGGTGCCTTCCAGGGCGATTACGTTACGTTTTTGTCGATCAGTACTGACCCCGATGACACTTCTGGTGTGGGTGGCATCACGAGATCTATTCTTATGCCCGGCTATTCGACTTCTGATTCTACTCAGGGTTGGGAAGTGACACGGGTTTTGAATTCGGATTACTATGAAATATCGGTTGGTACAAGCGGTACAGTAACTGGCACTACTACACTATCGGATTCTATAGACTCTTCCACTAGTACCGTTAAAGTTAGTGGCGAATACGCAAACCTTGCCGCCAATGACTTTGTAAAAATAGATAATGAATATATAAAATTAGTTACAAAAACAGGTTCTGACAATCAGTTTACATCTTGTCTTCGTGGTCAATTTGGTAGTTCTCCCGAAGCCCATAGCAGTGGCGCTGCGGTTCAGAAAGTCGGCTTAAGCTCATCTCCAAGTTTTCTGGGTGGAGATTGTTGGATGATTTATGACGTGCATGCGGCGGATAGCCAGTTTGCAGACGGTTCTGGATTTGGTTCAGGAAGGTGGGGCGGAAGGCCAGATGCTATTGCTTCCACAACATTAGACGTTTCGTCAGAGATTAGTGACTCAGCAACTGGTAATCAAGGTATTAATGGTTCAACTGGTTTTTCTTCATCTGGCACTGTCCTTATTAATTCTGAATTGATTTCTTACGTATCAATCAGCGCAAGTCAGATCAACCTATCTGCTAGGGGGGTCTTGGGTACTTCGGCATCCGCTCACGATGATGAATCTACCGTTTATGATGTGACCAGCTTTTGGACTTCCTGGGGCCAGGGTAATCAGTCTTCTGTGGATACATCTATTAGGACTTGGTCTTTAGATAATTACGGAGAGGACCTTATTCTGGCAGCCAGGGACGGTGCTCCTTATTATTGGAACAAGTCCGAAAAGTGCGATGGGTCTATACCTGCTGCTTTGGTCGGTACGACCGATGGCAAGTCTAACAACGGAACGCTAATTGGCGATGCAATACCCATGTCAAGCTTGGGTGTGTCTGATTCTATTATCAATCCACCTAATGCTGATATCGGTCAAGGTGCATGTCCTGAAAAGGTCCGCATCATGATGGTACACCCATCTAAGCCGATCATTGTTGCGTTTGGATGCACCGATACATTTGGAACCTTTGACCCATTGTTGATCCGATGGTCCGATGCGGACAGGCCGGGCTCCTGGGATGTTGTCGGCGGAAACCAAGCTGGCGGTACTGCCCTCCAGACTGGCTCAGAGATAGTTAGTGCTGGTAGGTCCAAAAGAGAAATTCTCATCTGGACCGACGAGGCTCTTTACGCCATGAGATACGTTGGTGGGGAGCTTATTTTTTCTTTCTCTGAAATTGCTAGCGGCGTCAATATAGTTGCTCCCAATGCCTATGGTGTTGCTGGCGACAGGATCTTCTGGATGGGGGACAGAAACTTTTACATGTACGATGGCAACGTGACAGTTTTGCCATGTTCCGTTTTGAATTATGTTTTTTCTAACTTTGATTACTCTAATAAACAAAAAGTTTTTTCTGCACGAAATAGCAGCTTTGGTGAGATTTCTTGGTTTTACCAGTCTTTGTCCGAAAGTTCATCCGATGTAGATAAGTATGTCACTTATAACTACATTGAAAACTCATGGGCTTTTGGGAACATGAGTAGAACTTCTTGGAGTGATTCTGGAATACGTCAGTATCCTTATGCTTCCTACATCGATAACACTAACGAAAACAGGTCGTTTCTTTATCAACAGGAGAGAGGATCTGATGCTGATGGTTCTGCTCTAACTGCTTATGTCGAGTCTGGTTTTATAGATATCGATGACGGGGATAGCTTTTCTTTTGTATCAAGGGTTGTTCCCGACATTAGATTTTCTTCTGGTGGCAATATCGGTATGAACATACAGATAACTCCAAGAGATTTTCCCAACAGTTCGGACGGAACAACTTCGGACCTTGCTGTAACCTCATCTACTGGGCAGAAAAAAACTAGGGTTAGGGGTAGGCAGATAAAGGTTAGATTTGAGTCAACATCAGCGGGTGTTTCTTGGACTGTCGGCGATACTCGAATAGGCATACAGCCTGACGGGAGAAGGTAATGGCCGAGATTGGCAAGGGTTACATATTAAGCAAGCAAACCGGCGGTGATTTGTCTAGAACTATTTACGAACTTCAGCAAAAAATTAACGAGATTGAGCAGATGAAAGGCGATTTGTTTAGCCTTGGTGTTGCAAGAATGATTTTTATGATGCCGTCTATAGGTGTCAAAACTACTTTCTAATGTCTACGAGATACAAGGTCTTGGGTCAACTTGCTGGCTCTTACAGTAGTGCCCAGACTCTTTACACGGTTCCCACTTCCAGTCTTTTTAGGTACGGGGACAGGGCTTCAAACCTAAGGAAGGCGATTGTATCAAGCGTCATAGTTACAAATCTTAACCTTGACGATGCAATCAAATACAGCATGGCCGTTGTGCCAAGCGGCGAATCTGTTTCATCAGAACATTACATAGTGAAGGATTACCAGATAAACGCAGTTAGGGAGGATGGTGACTGGCTTAACTTTGTGCCTAACACTCATCTTGTTTCTTTAGATTTGACCCTTGACCCCGGGGCCTACATATCTTTTCAAGTAACAGATCCCGCAGACGACACGAAGGCAGCCAGCGTTAAGTTCAATGCCTTCGGTGCGGAGATTTTTTAATGTCCGTTAACAGAAGGATTATTGCCCAGAAGTTGTTTATACCGGCAACCGATTCTAAAACCATTTACACGGTTCCTGAATCCACGGATTCCAAGTACGGAATGTCTAAGCATGCTGTTATAAGCAGCTTGGTTGCTTGCAACTTGACAGCCTCCCAGTCTCTTGTAGTGGCAATAAGGGTTGTTAAGAGTGGTAACCCCATACTGGACCCAAACAATATTATTTTGGGACAAAGGCCGCTGGCCCCAGACGAAACAATTGTTTTCCCGCTTTCTCTTACTTTAGAGTCTGGCGACAGTGTTTACGGCGTGACTACGCAAATCCTGGCTGGCAGTGGCCTTTTAAATATCGGTGTTTACGGCAGGGAGATTGACTAATGGCCGAAAGCTTTAAAATTCTTGGCCAAGTTTATTTGCAGGATGCATCAGGTGGTAGTGCTCCTGTATGGAAAGTTCTTTACGTTGTTCCAGAAAGGAGCGACGCTAAGTATGGGTCTGCTTCGGCTCAGGCTGTTATCTCATCAATAGTTATATGCAATGAAGAAACTAGCGATACCAAATACAATATTGCGGTTGTCCCAAATGGCGAAGACGTTAATTCCAGTCCTAATTTCCACCATATTATTTTTAACGAAAAAGTTGTCGCTTCGGAATCTACACATGTCATATCCCTTGGCCTTGGCTTGCAAAGCGGAGACGCTATTTACGTCAAGCAATCGAAGGCAAACGACGGGAAAAAATTCAGTGTTAATGCATTCGGAATAGAGATGGTCTCATGAAAAGAAATATCGGAAAATTTAATAAAATTGCTTACCAAGATGGCGGCGAGGTTGCCGCTTTCGATGAGCCCCGGTTTGATGAAGATTCTGAGGACATCGGACCTCCCATTCTTGGGGCTCCTATGCCAACTCCGAATGCCCGCACTGGTGTACTTGGTCAGATTTCTGAGCCGAAAGAGGACATCTCTCCCCAGAGATATGCTGGGGAAATGGCCTCACGTAAGCGAATGAAGAAAATGCCGCAGCAATCCCCACTAGGCCCAATAACTGGTGGCCTTAAGAGTGTTCAGGAAGCAAATATTCCTTCATCTCCGGACCAGCAAGCTTCTTTGGGTGACCGGTGGATGGGAGAAGTTTGGCAGGGTTTGACTTCCGAAGAGAATCCAGTTTCAAACAGTCTTGGCCTCTCCGGAATTGGTTACGCGCATGGGGGTTCCGTTGAAAGCGCTATGGATCTTTACAACCAAACCATTAGCGAGCTTGAGTCTGGTGGGATTGGTTACGCGGGTGGTGGTCTTGTAGATAAGTCTGAAGAAATAGCATCTATGGGTCGTAACGGCGACACGATGCTTATGCACATTAATCCTTCGGAGCTTCAGGGTCTTCAAAGCTTGCTTGGACCTGTTTCAATTAACCCGGACACGGGAAACCCCGAGGCATTTGCTTGGTTGGTTCCTCTGATTGGTGCCGCTATGGGAACAATAGCTGCTGGTGGCATGTCTGATTGGGAGCTTGGTCCCACACTTGCCGGTGCTGGAATCGGTGCAACGATGGGTCTTGGATTAGGCGGGCTTGCCGGTGCCGGTGCCGGGGCCGGCGCTGCTAAAGCTGGGGCGATTGCCAATATTGCTCCGTCACTAAGTAAGGCTGTTTCAGCTTCGACTCCTTCTATGATTGGTGGGAAAATGGCAATTCCCACAGTGACGCAAAGCGTTTTGGGAACCCAAGCAAATGCGCTTTTGGCAAATCCCTTAATATCCGGCGCTTCTTTTGGGGTTCCGCAGGCATCTGCGGGTGGGTTGGGTTCGGTGGCTTCTGCTGGTGCTGGCCCTTTCGGTCAGGCTGCTTTTAATGCGATTGCTCCATCAGCGATGAAAGCTGGAGAAATAGCCCCCAAGGCCCCGGGAATACTTGGAACATTAAAAAAAGCAATTTCCGGTAGTGGCTCTGACATGGCCCTTAAGGGTCTTGGCGCTTTAGGTTCTGGCGGTGGCAACAGGCCAGCGCCCCCGCCCGCTTCTCCTCCCATTCAAAGACGGAAAAGTCAAAGCGTTGACCCCAGGCAGTTTATGCGGAAGCCAACTATGGGGCAGGGACTTCCTGGCAGCAGAAGGATAGGGGGCTGAAATGGACGAAGAAGAAGAAGAAATTATCAACCCTTTTGAAGAAGTAGATTTTGAAGAAGGCCTCGGTCCTCAGCCCGATGACTTTGATCCTAACTTTGATGTCCTTGATGTTGTCGAAGCTATTGGAACCCAAAACCCAGAGTACGATTTTTATTCTGCAGAAGGCGAAGCACCGGGAACCATCGATAAGTACGACGTTGCCTTTCTTCAAGCCGGTGAGCCTTCACTTGCTGCTCAAGAAATCATGGGTGGTTACGAAGCCCCTGAACTGTCTTCTATCGTTCCAGAGCGTTTACAAGGCGTGTGGTCATTGACAGAAGCCCTTGGAACCGTCAATCCAGATTTAAATGTTTTTGGCGATGATTTAATTACCGGAGAAGACATAGTAGCATTTGGCAGGGGTATACCGTTCGCCAGAGATTACTACGGTGGTTACGGAGTTTCTCCTGATGAAATAGAAGAGTCTGAAACTTACGGACAGGCCTACGCAGGGTATGTACCTACAGAAGGTATAGACTCTTTGCAGTATCTATTTGGTCCGCAGAGCATACCGCCTGGATTAGAGAAGACATTTTTTGATGTAGAAAGGGATCCGTTTAGGCAAGATTGGTCGGAGGGGGCATTTGTTCCTTATTACTATGATCTTGGTGAAATGTCTGAAGTGGATCAGGACCTTTATCGAAATTCGGAATCGTTTCTTTCCGACCTTGGAGAGAGGGCCTCTGCTTCTGGTTTCGATGACATCAATTTGTATCTGATGTCTCTTTCGTCAGAAGACCCTGTTGAGTTTTCTAGGCAAAGGGATTTGTATAATTACTTTGCTCCTATATACGAGGAGCTTGGGCCGCGGTATAGGGCGATACAACAGGAGTCTTTCCAAGAAAGTCTAAGATCTCCTGAGATGAGAGACTATTTGCAAACCCCGGAGGGTAGTCGGGATATAGTCCAATCGATAGGCATTTTGGCTGCTGCATCGGGCATAGACCCTTCGAGATTGACCAGTCAAGACGTTTCAGCATTGCTGGACATAATCGGAACTGGCGGACTTGATAGTCTGATCTACGGCAACGAAACCACAGGGCCAAGATTTAGTGTTGTTAGTTCGGACGATGGTGGATCTACTACGGTTTCTCAGAAAATTGTAGACCAAAATGGCAATGATATTATTCGTGTTGAAGACGGTCAAATTAAAGACGCTGTAACTAATGAAACTTTAGAACTTGACCCGATTACCGGAACAATCGATATCCTTGATGAAAACGGTAACAAGGCCGCCACTGTTTCACTTGGAGAAGACGGATCAATTGAAATAGATGAAGTATCCGGACCCGATCCGTCAAATACCGTTTTTGACGATCCGCCCGGTCAAACTACTGGGGGTCCAGGCCCTGATCAACAATATCAGGCCACTCCGGGTTTTGATAGAGGCGACATTTCATACTTCTATGACGTTAACGACTTCAGCGAAGGATACGAGTTTTTAAGATTTGTTTCGCCAGATGGCTTTCGATACAACCCGGACGCAGACATAGAGAGTGGCGAATACGGGGTTAGCTTTGGAGACTTTTCCCTTAGATCTGGCGCTGACGAGGTCAGGCAATATGATCAAATATATGGGAATAACCCAATTATGGGATACAACCCAGATGATGCGCCAATTGATTGGTCCGAACTTGATACGCTACCCGGCGAGTCTTCTCAAATAATATCTGGTTTTGCTTCTGAAACAGCGACCATTAACGGAGGGAAGAGTGAAGACAGTGTTTCTTTGGTCCAGTACCCTGCGTTTTTGGTAAGTGCTGTAAATGATAACGAACCCAGTCTGATGAGAGTTAGCGGTGGAGACCCATACGCTTGGTGGGAAAGCCTTAGCACTTCGGACAGATTGAAGTTTGAAAGTGCTTACTCCGGCGAAGGTGAGGACGTTGTTTATGTAGACGTTGAAGATCCAACAGCGGATATATTTAACCGAGACGAATCCGGCAAAATAACAGAATACTTAATGCCGATGTGGATGGTTAAAAAGCAACTTGTCTCGAAGGATTTTGGCGATGAAGTTGACCACAAGATGTGGAGCCATCTTTCTGCAAGTGCAAGAAACGATCTTCAAGAAAAAGCTGCTAGTGATTCTCAAACAATTACCGGAGAAGACCTGAAACTAGTTCCCGTCATGAGGGTATCTGATGACGGCACCATTGAAACCGCGACGTTTAATTATGGCACTTCCTCAGAGGACGATGCAGTTATTATTTTCCCAGACCCCCAGCAGAAATCAACCAGCGTAAGAATAGAGCCAAATATAGATAAGCTTACCTTCGGCCAGTTTGCCAAAGTAGTCGCTGATTCCGGATTCGACAATACATTCGTTGATCATGCTGATTATATGAGCGAGGCAACTAAAGAACTTGTAAGAAATGATCTTGGAGATAATCGCGCTTGGGAGTCTTTCCACAATACGGGACGAAACCGTTATGAAGTAAGAGGTAATTTTGAAGCTAAAGCGGCCTCTGGAGATTTTGCGCGTAATACTACGTACAAGGGGTCTAGAAATTCAGGCACTTCTGCTAATAGAAATGATTGGCCTAACTTTGATTCACCCTGGCACGGCACGGCCTTTCCGGATGGCCTTTTTGATTATGTCATAAACAATATCGACAACTTCAGAGATGCGACCGGTGGAGATGTCTATGCCGTTCCCATTAGGGCAAGCGGCGATCCGGATATAGAAATAGGAAGTGTTCAAGATTGGACACCCGGGGGCGTCAGGCAGGGGGCAGGTAACAGGCGTTACCCTTATGGCGAAAGTTTTAAACAAATTGACATTGATGGAGAAAAGGTACTTTCTGGTATCGATAATGAAACCTCTTCTCAATACCAGAATGTAAAAACCCTTGGGGATATTAAGAACGCAGATCCTATTGATTGGGGTGTGTTTCTTGCTGGTGCGGGCGATGCAGAAGAAGACGATCTTACAGATTCCCAAAGAGCGGCCAGGGACGGTGGGTGGGAAGGCATCTACAACACCGATTGGATTCCTTTCGGAAAAGAAGATGTAGATGAGTACGGAAATGACATCCAGTACTACCCCATAAAAGATCCCGCTTCTGACGTTGGCGGTGTTTACTTTGGAATTGAAGAGTGGATGCTTCAAGTTGGAAGAATGTATCAAGCATATTCAAACGCAATAGACAATAGACCGGCTAGCACGCTAAATGAGAAGAAATTCTACGAAGACATTATTGGTCAGAAACAAAAAACTTACGAGAGCCCTGACGGATTAAGTTTTGATGAAATAGAAAACATGGACGAACGCAAGAGGCTTCAAAAGCAATGGTCTGAAGAAACGGACTCGGATTGGCTCAGTGAACTGATAAGGGTGGAAGGTGCCTATTCGGGAGACAATTTTTCAGATTTGTTTGGGGGTTTTGAGGCACCTTACCCATTGTTTGTTCCTGCTGATTTTGAGACAGAATCACTTTACTCTGGCGGGATTGTGGGTGTTTCCGATAGCCCTGGGCACACTGGGGATTTTGAGTTTTCTGGCGGCGGCTACGTGCCGGGGGTTCAGGGTGGTATGGATGACACAGTACCTGCCGTTACTGACGGGTCTTCGCTTGCAAAATTGTCTAGCGGTGAGTTTGTAATACCGGCAGATGTTGTCTCTGGACTTGGAGATGGCAACAATGCTAACGGAGCCCAAAAACTGTATGAAATGATGGATCGTATTAGGTCTTTTAAAACGGGGAGCCCTGTTCAACCTCCCCCGATAGATGAATCAATGGTTCTTCCTGAATAGGGGAAAGAGATGAGTGGCGGATCACCTAAAAGTACTACGCAAACAGTAATCCAAGAAATTCCCGAATGGGCAAAGCCTTATTATAAAGGTATTGCATCTAGGGGAAGATCTGAGTCAGGAAAACTTTACAAGCCATACGGAGGTGAGCGGGTTGCTGGCTTCACTTCTCCAGAACGAAGGGCCTTTCGGGCTGCCGAGGGTATTTATGCTGCAGGGCCACGAGAAGAGTTGGACTGGTCTTACGGAAGAACCCAAAGGGCTGCTGACATTGGCAACCGCCCCGGTCTTTGGAGTTCCAAGGCTTATGAGCAATATGCAAATCCTTATACAGAAAATGTTCTTGATCTAGGCAGGGACAGGCTTCTTGAGGGATATAGAGAAGCTATGCCTCAGGCCATTCGCTCTGCAAAAGAACCGTTTTATGAGGCTGGCATTGTTGGCGGCAGGCAAAATGTTATGGGCGCTAGGGCTGCTGGTGAAGTCTCTGATGCATTTGCGAAGAACTTAAGAGAGTATGAGGCCGAAGGTCTTGCATCTGCTTACGACGCTGCCCAGGAGTCTTTTAGGGCCGACAGGGACGCAAGGCAAGCTGGTGCCGATCTTCAATTGAGGGCTGCTTCTCAAGCTCAGAATTTGGCATCTGCTCAGCAGAGTCAGGCTTTCGAGAGAATCAACGCTTTGCAATCTGCTGGGCTGTCCCAGAGAGAGATGAATCAGGCGATTAGAGATATTGCTTATCAGGATTTTTTGCAGAAGCAGAATTACCAAAAGGATCAATTGAATTGGTATGCGGCCCTGTTATCTGGGACTCCTTACAACGTAACCAATCAATCTACTGTTAGCACTCAACCGGGCGCAAGCCCGATCTCTCAAGGTGTTGGCCTAGCAACCGCCGGACTAGGCGCTTACAAGATGTTCAATAGTTAGGATTAAAAATGAGTTACTCACTTCTTGAAATGCAAGAAACTCTCAGAAATATTCCCATTGATGGTGTTAAGCGAGTTGCCTCCGGTCAGCATGGTAAAGCACATCAGCTATTGGCAATGGATGAGTTGAAGCGTCGCCAAGAGATGTCTGCCAACGCACAGGCAGAATCAGCAGAGGCTGGCGTCCAGGCTCCTCCAATGATCGACCAGTACATGAAACTTGCTGGAGATGTTAGTCAATTACCAATTCAGCAGCAGATGCCCGGACAGGGTCAGATTCCCCAAGCTCCTGCCAGGGGCTTGCCTCCGCAGATGCCTCCGCAGATGCCTATGACCACAGAAGGTTATTCTAACGGTGGCATTGTTGATCTTTTTGAAGGCATGGGACCGCCTTCAACGATTACATCTGCCGCAATACCGAACCAGGGGGGAGCAAGACCCTCTGTAAATGAAATTTTGAAAGAATACAAAAGTCATCTTTATCCAACTAGAAAAGAAGAAATTATTAAACAACTTTTAGCAACTGGAATGTCCCCGGAAATGGCAGAAATAGAGGCTGTTAGGGTTTTAGAAAATGAAAGCACAAGGCATTTTATTTCTGCTCAGCCCAAAAACCGAAGCCTGATGGAAATTTTGGGAGTACACCCAGGAGGTGCTGATAAGGCGCGGGAGCTTAGGGATCAAGAAAATGTAATTAATTTAAACCGGCAAAACTTAGAAGATTCTCCGGGTGCATTTTCAAGGTTGATTTCCGATGTACCGGGACAATTTGTTAGAGGAGTATCTTCGGGAGCATCTAGTTTTTCTGATGCGTTAAAAAGCCCAAGACAAAGAGCCATTGATAATTACAATGAGCGCCTTGCGAGACAGACGAAAGAATCACCTCAAACACCTAATAGCAATGGCCTGATAGAAGTTAATAGGACTGTCCAAGCGGCCGCGGGGAATGGTAATAGTGGTACACCAAATTCCCGAGGTAGCGAAGATGACAATCAAGACAGAAATGTAACAACTCAGGACAGCTCTGACATTTTCAACTCTCCCTGGGCCGCGCTTATGCAAGCCGGTTTGAATATTGCCGCCGGAGATTCTCCTGACGCCATATCTAATATTGCCGGTGGAGCAGGCGATGCATTCAAGCAATACCAAGGAAGGCTTGTTCAAGAAAGGGAACTTGAAGATCGCAGGGATAGGGATAGATTCCAGAATAAACTCGTTGACGCTCAGGTTGCACAACTTGAGGCTGAGACTGGTATGATAAATCAATACAGTGGACTAGATTTACAAAAGATCATTTCAGAAACTCAGGCATCTCCAGCATACCAGATTGCAAAGCCTGAAGAACAAAAAGAATTACTTCTAAATGCAATTGAAGCAGCTAAAGCCGCTGCAGCTCGATACTCACTTCCGGGGATTGGTCCGATTAAGATTGATTCTTCAGATCTTAAAAGACAAGTGAGCGGTAGGAAGTAAATATTTATGTCTTTTGCATGGAATGACGAATCGCCGAATGTAGTTGTGTTCCCTGATGGAACTTCTTATGAATTGCAGGCGGGGATTTCTGCTGAGGAAGCCCATAGGTATTTTGAATCTATTGGTGCTTACGAGTCGCACGGCAAGTCTGTTTCTGGCGAGGATGATGCAGAGGAAAGATCTGGTTTTGTGCCTGGAATTTTTTCTAGCATCGAAAATATTAAAGGAACTTTCGGATCGGCACTTCCATTTACAGCGGCTGGTCTTCCTATTACCGGCACTGAAGAACAAAGGCTTGAATATCTAAAGAAGGGTCAGGAGATTTCAAGTAAGTCTAGAGAAGCTCAAATGGAAGAGCTTCCAGATCCAGCATCAGTGGAAAGCATCAAGGAGGCCTATGATGATGGAGGTGCTTGGGACGCTCTTTCTGAAACATGGGACTTTGCGAAAGAATCGGTAGGGCAACAGGTTCCGATTTTCGGCGGCTTGATGGCAGCCCAAAAGGTTGGTGCTAGTAAACTTGTTTCAAATAGTTTAATAGGAAGAGCCGGAACTGCTCTTCTTGCAAGGGCTGTCCCGGCTGCAGTCGCCCCTTATGTTGCTGCAAGTTTTACAAATCCTTGGACCGGTGCTGCTGCAGCGCTCGCACTGTCTGCTGCATTCGCGTACTCCAGCATGCTTCGCGATAATGCTGAAACTGCAGAAGACTTAGAGGACATTAAGGTCCTTAGGGCAGCAACTGCGGCCGCTCCTCATGCGGCTATGGAGTATTTGGGTTTTGCTATGACAGGGGCATTTGGCCCTATAAAGCAGAAGCTTGCTGCAAAAACCCTAAAGGATACTTTGGCTGGCGCATCTACCTCTGCCGGTAGGGAGGCATGGAAAGCTTCCGGTAAGCAAGTGGCCAAGTCTCTGACAGAATTTCCAACCGAGCTTGCACAGACAGTTATAGAAAGAGCACAGGCTGGAGAATCTATAAGCCTTGACGATGCTGACTTTGTCATGGAGATGATAAATGTTGCAGCAGCCACCGCTCCAGTTGTTGGTGTTTTTGGTGGTTACGGAGGCTACAGGTCTTACAAGAACGAAAAGGCCACTGGTCAAGAGTTTGAGAAAAAAACGAAACTCGAAAAAGCTCATCGCAACGCTGTATCTGAGGCCAGAAGGCTAAAGATAGAAGAGCAGGAAGCCAATGCCAGGAGAATTGCTGACGAAGCTACAGCTAGGTATGAAAGTGCTGTTGGTGCGGAAAGGGCGATGGACGAAAGGATCGTTCAGGAAGTTGAGAAGCTTGCAGAAAGAACACCCGTAGAATACGAAGACATCTTAGAAGCTCTCGATTCCAGGGGCGTCACTCCTGATAACGTATTTAATTCTGGAGTTGCCGCTTTTATTTTCAGAAACACTGACGGAAATGTAAAAAGTCTTGATCAACTAAAAGACAGTCCTGCACTTTCTCAAAAGGAAAGAGACCAGAGAGCTAAGTACAGGAGAAGGGTTTACTCGATACTTAGCGGAATGGGTTCTTTTGAGTACGTCGGTGCTGATAAGGATTCTTCACTTACTTTTAGCGAATACACATCTGAACAATTCGACAAAGTGATAAAAGCAACTAGGAAATTTAAAGGCAAGGGCAGAAATACTAAGATAAACAGAGACAACATTAGAAAAATACTAGGCTTCGGTAACTCTGGAATTGAAAACAGAATTGCTGGCGCAATAAAAAGAGATCTAAAGCTAGACGGTTATTCACAACGGGTTAACAACGTGGATGTAGGCAGGAATCCGGGTCACACCGAGGCTCAATATCGCGAGATCATGGACCTTGCTAGGTCCAATGGCCGACTGACCCAAGAAATATACGAACAGGTTACAAATAATTACGGAAGAGAACCGTATTCGCAATTCGTTGAAGATGCCCTTGTTCGAGGCGGCTTGGATCCCGCAGAGGCAGAGAACAATGTCTATGTTCCTATGCGTGCCGAAAAGGGAATTGGTTTTATAGACGTTCAGATTGACCCTGATGCTACTGGCTTTTTTATACGCGACGAGGATGGGAAAATTGTCGGCGGTGCAAGTACAAAATCCATGGCCAATGATGTCCTAAGGGTTTTGAAACATCGAAGCCGATCTTACACAGTAAAAAGGAACGGCCAGACATATAAGACCTTCAAGAGCAAGGGCTGGGCCGATCAGGTTGTTTCCAAGGAATCTCAAATGAACCCTGAGGATTCATTTGAGGTTGTTTCCAATCCCGTAGCAAAACTTGAAATTGACAAAACAAAAAGTCCTGGGTTTAGAGTTGTTGAGCAGTTTAGAGATGAAGATGGAAATCCCAAAGACACTTACGAAGATTCGTTTTCTCCGACCATAGAGATAGCTGAAGAAAGAAAGGTCGAGAGAGAAAGAGAATACAGCGTAGGCGAGTCTTCGTGGGACAGGCGATCCGATAAACGTCGAGAGCAAGCGATGCAGGACTTGCTTTACGGACCTAAGGAGCGTGGATACTGGATGCCGGGAGTTCCTTATGTCAAGCCGGTACTCGAAGACTATGCCCCAGCGGAGCCAGTCCTTTCCGAAGAAGAAACTAGAATTGTCGAGGCTATTGACAGTCAGCTAGAAGCAATTGGCATTACTGATTTTAAGGGAAAGGTAGAAAAAAGCATAGCTGCTGGAGAAAACACCGATGCTCTTGGTCAGATTAACCTCTTGTATCGAACGATATCAGTTGCTTTGGATAAAGTTTCTGGAGCCGACACAGACGCTGAACTAGACTCCGCTGTTGCTAGTGTCGTAGACCACGAAGTTATACATGCCATGCGAGAGCTTGACCTCTTTGAGGACAGCGAATGGCTTGCTCTTACGAGGAGTATCGCAAGGATACGAATACCGGATTCGGTCAGGAATCAAAACCCTGAATTGTTTGACGATAAGACGACGTTCCTGCAATGGGCAGAAACCGTCTATGGAGAAACAGAAAGAGCCAAAAGCCTTAAGTTAAGGAAAAATCCCGATGAATATTGGGATTACATTACAGAGGAAGCTGTTGCAGAGCTTCATTCTGCCTATAAGAATAACCCCGAAGTTTTTGAGCAGGTCTCAGGAGAGACCAAGAGCCTCCTTGACAGGTTCAAGGGATTCCTTGAGCGAGTCTATAACTCAATTACAGGTATAGGATACAAGGACGCATCTAGTGTTTTCGCTGATATAGGCAAGGGGACCATAGGTGCAAGGAAGCGTGGCGAGATAAGAACTATTAAACCGGGTCAGAAATACGGGACAGTTCAGTCGCTCACGCAGCCAGAGACAGTCACAGGTGTAAGGGCCTCTGATACCCAGGAAACGAGGGGCGGTTCTCCGATTAACTTAGAAACGGAAACTGAAAAGAAATCCTTAAGGGCCATACCTCGCAAATTCAACTCAAGCGTTCAGATAAATGGTGACTGGTCAGAGCTTATCCTTAGCGGTCAGAAAACCGTAGAGACATCTGGCCAGTCAATGGTTAAAAATGGGGGCGCTCCTGGGTGGGTTTTGCTTAGGGATGAAAGCGGCAATGCATCGGGTGCTGCAAAATTTGGAAGGCGATTTGAATACAAGTCGAAGGAAGACTTCGATAAAGATTTTGACAGGCACAAGGTTCCGGTTTCTAGCAGCTTTTCTTTTGGTAAAAGAAACAAAACATACGGATACCCAGTAGAGGAGTTCGTTAGGTTTGAGCAGCCTGTTCAAGTTAAAACTCCCGCTGGTCAAAACAGAAAGAAAAACCTTACCTCTCCCGTTGTCCCCTTGCTTTCTGCCGAAGCCGAGGTGCTTATACCTCCCAATGTAATAAAGAACCTAGAGGAAGTTCGGGAAGGAACAACGGAGAGCGAGCCCTACTTTGTCCAGAGGGTCAATTCCGGACCAGAATCAAACTTGGATATTAGGCCCGAGATTTCAAACAGGCAAGAACTTAAGCAGAGATCAATCGACATAGCCAATGATGTTATAGAGCCAGTTAAGTTTTCATTGTTTGACCGCAAGAACCTTAACCCAGAAAATAAAAGATCTGCTGGCACAAGTTCATACGAAGAGTCTAAAGCCAGGGTGGTTCCCGCTTCGGAAAACCTAACCTTCTTTGAGCGATTTATGAAAGTCTTGGAGGAAAGGGGCTTTTCATATTTTCGTCAGAAATTCATAGACAAGTACGACGCAATAAACAAGTTGTCTAAAAAGGCCGGGGAAAAGCGAAGGTTGTCTGGAGATGACCAGATGCTTTTGGCGAACGTAAGTGCTGCATCTGCCGCCTACATGTCCGACAGTGTCCAGGGTGTTGTGTCCGAATCAATCACATCTGGACAGCCGGTTTACAGTGGCGGAATAGTGCGTGTCGATTACGAAAAGCCAGGGCTTTTTGAGATACTAAAAGATGTATACCAGCAGGGATACATACAGGATTTTCATTTCTGGCTTCTATCACGAAGGTCTTCGAGAATTGACAAGGATACTGGAAAATTAGTTCCCGTTAGTCCCGAGCAGATTGCTGAAGTCGAATCTTTCCTTCAGGCTCGTCCTGAGCTTAAGGATCTTTTTGAGAGAACAAATGAGCAATACCAACAATGGAACGAAAACTTAGTAGACTTTTTGAGGGACACGGGTGTCGTTGACGAAGGCCTCGGTGAGGTCTTTAAGTCTTACGGAGATTACGTTCCGTTTTACAGGCAATACGAGGGCGAAGCCCACGAAGAACAATCTAGGGCTTTGAGTGAGCTTGTTGGTCAAAGCGTAGAGGAGTTGCAGAATACAATTGATCCACAAACGGGTAGGCCGATAGTTGGAAGGGGACCTGTTTCAGTTGACGCCGCAACTCCCAGCTCTTTGTTTGGCTCTCTTGTAGGGGTCAGGCCTCCCAAGAGATTAAAGGGCGGCGACTCAATGGTTGTTCCCATGCTTGAAGGGGTAATGAAAAACCTTCAAGCCGCAATCTCCTCTGGTTCCAAGAACGTCGCTGCCCAAAGGACCATGAGGGACGCTGTTCTTGTTGGAGATGCAAGGAAGATAGACAAGAAATCCGACGCCGAATACATATCTGACGTAGTAACTATACGGGTCAATGGTCGTGATGAGTTTTACGAAGTGAACGATATGCTTCTTTACGACTCGATTAGCGGGATGATGGAAGGAAAGATCCCGTACATGAGTTTCTTTTCTGGTCCGTCCAATCTCCTTAGGGAACTTGTAACAAGGTCACCTGACTTTATTTTTGCAAACCTTCTCAGGGACAGTATTTCCACATGGACAACTAGTGGTTCAAACATGACTCCGCTCGTTGGAACAATGAAGAACTTCTTCAAGGGCGGCATTTCCATGAGTGGAAATGTAGATCCATCCTTGCGAGCACTCACAGGTTCCGGAGTCGTTGGTGGCTATGACAACTCTAGGTACCCAAAAGATCTCCAAAAATCTTTTGATAAGAGGATGCGGGAAGAGGGGCTTACTGTATCTGGCAAAAAGCGAGGGCTAAGGGACAACTCGCTGTTTAACAGCATGAACAAAATATGGGATTGGTCGGGAGATGTTACAACTAAGTCTGATGCTGCAACTCGTATTGCGGTTTATGAAGACGTTTATAAGAATTTATTAAACAAAGGTCACAGCCAAGAAGAGGCCGAGGCGGAAGCAATATTCCAAGCAAAGGAAGTTATCAACTTTTCAAGAAGGGGTAACTCCACACTTGCCAGGATTGTTACAACTGCAATTCCGTTCCTTAACGCTAGGGTCCAGGGGCTTGATGTTCTGTGGCGTGCGGCCAGGGGCCAGTACGCTTCTGATTATTCAAAGATTGGACAAAAGAATTCTGTAAAATCGTTCTTATTCAGGGGTGGCCTACTAGCCACACTGACTGGGATGTACGCGCTTGCTGCCCACGACGAAGAAGAATGGAAAGCCGCGAGTCCGGCAGAGCAAGACGATAACTGGATATTCCCGGGTATCGGAAGCTTACCGGGATTTAAGATTCCTATTCCATTTGAGATAGGAATTATATTTAAGGTTATTCCAGAAAGAATAATGAGGGCC